CACTAAACAGCATTAAAAAGGCCTGGCAAGACTTTAGTGGAAGTCATGTAGTATTCTGTTTAGAGGGACGCAGTTGGCGTAAAGATCATTACAAGCCTTACAAAGCACAACGAGCTGCTAGTCGTGCCGCACATACAGAACGAGAAGCAGAAGAAGAGAAAGTGTTTTGGGAAGCCTTTGATACTTTTAAAGAATTTGTGACAGAAAAGACAAATTGCACAGTCTTACAACATTCACGCCTAGAAGCAGATGATCTTATTGCTGGCTGGATACAGAGTCATCCAAACGACAATCACGTGATCATTTCGACAGACACAGATTTTGTACAACTAATTGCACCCAATGTTAAACAATTTAACGGTGTTATGGAAACTACTATCACACATGAAGGTATATTTGATGCAAAAGGTAAGAGAGTTATTGATAAAAAGACTCAAGAGCCAAAAGCCATTCCGGACCCCCAGTGGTTACTCTTTGAGAAGTGTATGCGAGGCGATACCTCAGACAATGTATTCTCTGCATATCCGGGAGTACGGGAAAAAGGCACAAAGAATAAGGTTGGTCTCCGTGAAGCCTACGGTGACCGAGACTCAAAAGGCTACTCGTGGAACAATCTCATGCTTCAGCGTTGGTCCGACCACGAAGGTAAAGAACATCGTGTGTTAGATGATTACGAACGTAATCGTATTTTAATTGATCTCTCTGCACAGCCCGAAGAAATTAAAAACATCATTACAGAAACAATTGCTACAGCAACAGGTGCAAATAAAAATATCAGTCAAGTTGGAATTAGATTAATGAAATTTTGTAATCTTTATGATCTTAAAAAGATTGCTGATCAGGCACAGGCATATGCTGAGCCACTGAATGCGAGGTATTCAAATGAAATTAAAACTTTGTCCGTATGAAGATACGTGTCAATCAAAAACTGTTGACTGCTGGGAGAATAACATGTCCGATATACAAGCAAAGCCAATTATTAAAGATAAATTTTGGATTGTTGAACGAGATGGTGAAAAGTTCGCCACTCTAAGAAAAAATGAAGATAATAGATTTGTTATGAGCAATGAATTAGGTGTAAAAATCTACGACACAAAAGAAAGCCTTACTAGACAATTTGGTAAAAATTTCTTTGTAGCTAAAATTATTAAAGAAGCCAACGATGCATTACCCAACGAAGTTCACGGTTATGCCACAAGTGCCGAGCCGCACAATGCAATGTATGATATAAAAAGAAAGTTACCGTTGTTTACAAAAAGCGGCGATAGCAAGAGTTTATACTGTGCAGGCTTTTATGTGATACGGTTTGATAAAGGATGGGTAAAAAGTTTTTGCCCTAAATTGATAACATTACAAAGGTATGAGTATCAAGGTCCGTTTCAATCCGAAATTGAAATGAAACAGGTATTAGCTAATGTCTCAAAATAACATTCCAAATACGTTACCAGGCGTTGAAAAACTTATTCAACGCATAGCAGTTGCAGAGCGTGGTCAGCAAAAAGATATAAGATTAACAATTCAAGAAGCAAGAGAGCTTACCCAAGAATTAGCAGTAATGACTAGTAAATTAGGAAAAACCGTTCAGGAAATACACGCAATGCTGGCGGAAATACGTGAATCTACTACCAATATCAATGTTAAATTTGATGGGGGCAACTTCAGTTAGGTATAAATATATACGTGCTTTATTATTACACGTATAGATATGAGTAGACCAAAACCCAAAGTTATTCTTGAATACACCAACAAGGAAACATACAAAGTTGAGCAAATTCTCGATAGCGATGCCATTTGGGCTGTGTTTTACAAAGAACAACCTTTCAACTTAAAAAGTGGTAGTATGGTATCCAGTTATCCTGGCCCGAAATACAAAAAGGTCAGTTTTAGTAATCCAGGACACGCAAGAAACTTGGCCAAAAAGTTAAACAAGTTGTTTAAGACCACAGACTTTGCAGTGTTTAAGTTAAATGCTGGAGAGCGAGTAGACTAAATGGATTTAAAGGATACCTATACTTCGGTATTCCTCAAAGCTGCTGGTCAATCTTTTGACGAGAATATCATAAAAAAATTCCGCAGTGCCTGGTGGCAAAATGTCAGAGGTAAAGACTGTGGCGGTCTAAGACTCACTGATCAAGGACTAGAATTTGTAGAAACTTATTCTCAAATCAAAACATATAAAGTTGAAATATTAAAAGAAATTAGTATAACTCCACAAATACTAGTTTGGTTAGATCAATTTATCGAATCTCCCTATCACTTAACCAAAAAACACATTGTTGTTCTAAAAGAAAAATCTGCATTTGAATTATATCTGTTTCACGGAGATGTAAGAAAAATGGGTTATGCCAAAGCAATGCATCAAAGACTTAGCCAAGAATCCTGAACAATTTATTTGTTATCTATAAATATTTTCACAATGATCGAATATAATCCTTTAGAAATTTTAAACAAAAGATCACTTCAAGTGATGCCTCCACATTTTGGAAAAATTAAACTTGAAGAGATAAATTTTTTTACAAACGAAGTTGAAAACTGGATTCGAATCAAATTAAAAGGTAGATATGCTGTCGTGAAACTTTCAAGTATAGAAAACGACAGCAGATTGAAATCCGCAATGTTTGCGGGATTTGAAGATCATAAAGAACTAACATATTTTATGTTAGCTTGCCCATATCTAAGGAGAAACTAATGGACCAAGAAGTAACAACAACCCCAGAACAAGAGCAACCTCAACAACCACCAAGTGCTGCAAGTGCTGATCTTAATCTCAGCGACCTAGCTTCCTTGCGTAGTATTCTAGAAGTTGCCAGTAGTCGAGGGGCGTTCAAAGCTGCAGAATTAGAAGCAGTAGGTAAGGCTTACAATAAGTTAAATACCTTTCTAGAATCTGTTGCAGCCAAAAAGGAATAATATGAAAAATCTCAAACACGTAGGTAAGATAAAAAACACAGGATCAAAAGTTCTTGTAGTTTTTAGAACCTTACCCGGTGAGTCAAATATGGCATTGGTTGTGCAAACATCTCCGTTGCCAGATCAATATCACAATGCAATCATTGATCTTGTAGATCAAGATGTTGCACAAGATGCATGGGAATTCGGAGAAATTCTTTTTACTCGACCATTCCCCGACGGCCGCCCTATGCTACAGGCCCTGCAGGCAGATAATCGTTTGATAAAAGTGGCCACTGATACTGTTATCATGACGCCCACTCCGAATTCAGAAATTTCGTTGCATGAACTAAATTCATTTATTGCAGAACAAAAAAATTGTGCAATAGATGATTTGTATACGTTTACCAAAGGTGCTCCTACTAAGAAAGAACCTGCAAAAACAGTTCAAGAATCTACTAGTGTACCTGCCTCAGCTAATGAAGTACTTACTGATCGTGACATAGCTCGCAATTTTAGAAGTCAAGCAGATGCCATGTACAAAGAAGCAGCTAGGCTGAGAAAACAAGCAGACGATTTAGATCCTCCAGCAAAGAAAGCTACCAAATCTAAAGAAACCGAAGGTGCCTAAACATTTATTTAGGCCACCTAGTCATTTGGTTAAGGAGTGGCCGGAAGTTTTTGAAGATATGTATATGAACACCATGCCGGTGGCATATTTAAAAAGTGTTCGATTAGAATTTAACAATGGTAGAATATGGGAAATAGATATTCAAGAGCAGCTTGGCAATGCAACCAATGACATCGTTGCTGAAAAACTCTTGGATACATTTCAAGAATATAAAGAAGAAATTACTAAAGTAGATTTTACTATAGATATTCAACGGCTGAAGCAAGACATAACTGACAAAACTAAAAAATTGTTTTAAACAATTTGTTTAAAAACTGGATCTCTGCAAAGTTTAATACATTTTGTTATCTTAAACATCAAACGTCTTTAAAACACTACGTCTAACATCTTCCATTTCTGGCAATATCTTAAATGTATCTTCGTTCCGCAGTATATCCAATTGACTAGTTATCTTTAAGAATTCCTTTGCGGCTTCTAAGTTAAACGGCTTTTCTAATTCGTGCAAGATGTGTTTAAATGTTGCTGTAATATCTGTATTATACTTTTTGTTATGTTCGATAACAAACGCTTTTAGTTTAGCAGATATCTGTTCTTTATATTCGTCGGAGAGGATGTTTACATGATAGTGGACAGGATGTTCTAGCAAGTTGATAAAGAAATTATTGTAATTGCTATTCTTAGACGTTGGGTGAGATCTAATTACCCCGATGCTAATCAAATGATTAATAATTTCAGGTAAGCGATGTACATTCCACGCACCAATAGTAAGCCCTGGGCGAAGCATAATGTTAGCGTGTTTAGCAAGTTCTTTTAAGTTTTCTTCTACCTTGGACCATACTGTACCTGAGCGAATTAGTTCAGCACGTTCACCTATTTCATCAATACTTGGCCATACTTCCAGTTTACCGAACTGCCATTGACTCCAGTAATCGATGATATTCTTTTTGCCATAGGATAATACGGACGCATTGGTATTATAACTTAGCTTGACATCAAAACGTTTCTTCTCTACCAGCATGTCTAAAATTTGCCAATGTTCAGGCATTAACAACGGCTCGCCACCCGCAAAATAAATGCGTTTAACAACATCAATTTGATCTTTAAGAAAATCAAAATTGGTTTGGTTATCTATCGAATCGATGTTCCATACTTTTTCTTGATCAGTGTGTCCTAGTTTTTTAGCATCTGGGACCCAGGCTGAACTATAACGTGGGCCACAACTTCGACATTTGAAATTGCAAAGATTACTAAAACGGAAGTCCCAGTACTTTAACTCCATAGTAGTACACGTTCCATCTGCTAACGTAATGTTTGGAATTTTTGCCACTACCTCTGGAAAGTCGTGGTTGTGATAAAATCTGCCACTTTCACCAGTTACCTTTTCTCTGTTGAAACACTTATCGCACACTTTAGGCTCAACACCATTTATCATATCTTTACGGAGATTTTTCATATTATTGCTATTCCAAATCTCCTCAATAGATTGAGTATTGAGGTCACCTGCAAAGTAGTTGTGTGCCGAAGTTAAACAACATGGTACAACTTTTCCGTTAGGTTCAAAATTTAAATGCATCCATGGCACGGCGCATAGGGTAGATGATGTCATTATAGTTTTTTCTTATTTAGGCCTAACGACTGTCTTGTGATTTGATTAGTCAAGACGATTGATGCCTGCTTGAGGTTTATTTTTTGTTTGTTGTTCATAATATTCTTTTAACCAATCAAAATCATTAATCTTTTTTAGTGCTTCTAAATTATCTATATTTGCACTACCATATTCCTTACCTGCTATTGCTCCGGCAATCGCATCTTGTCCAAACGGTCGATCAATACCTAGCGTACACCATACGTCAAGTCTATACAATGTTTCTTCGCTTTTTTGTCTATCAATAATTTTACTAGATAATTTACAACATTCTCTAAACGCTGATTTCCAAGTGTTAAACGGATCAGTATTAAATGCCGTGATGTTTGATATAGCTTTAACTGCTTTAAATTTATTAGATATACTAGTTGTCATATCTGGCTTAGATACATCCATACCCATAGTCAACAAAGTTGGCAATAGTTTCACACCACCATATCCGTATACTAAATCATTAATAGGATTTTTACTACGCCAAACGTGTACGATATCTTTTTCATGAGTAGATACTTCATGATCAAAATTAAAATCTTCTAAAATTTCAGCATCACCATCTACTACCCAAAACATACAGGTATCTGCTAGTTTGGCAGCTGTAATATGTGCTTGGTGTATTCCTTTTATTCCGTGAACTCTTTTAGCTCTTGGAAATTTTGATTTTAAATTTATAAAATTAATATCAGCGGTCGGCTCATTATAACTGATAAACACTATATCATAAAGTTCAGTATCTGTTGGGTTGCTGGCAATTATATCTATTTTTTTGTGATTTCTGTAAAATCTTTTTTCAAATTCTTTGTCACTTACATCTGAATATTTTGAGAATAATGCTACGCCATCAAAGTGCTCTGCATTTTTAAAAACATGAATATATTTTTCATCCCATTTTGGAACAATATAATTAAAATTAAAATCATTCGAAATAATTAAATCATCCCAAACTACCCAAAATAATTTAGTAAATGTTTTGTTAGAAATATCTGAAAAACATTTTATATTTTCAATTTTTTGAGATAATGGAAATCTTTTATTAAAAGATAGCCACTTGGTGTCATTAACGGTGTTTTTGCTTACATAAAAAATATCGTAGATCATTTTAAATAGGTATTTGTTAAATTTATTGTTTCGTTATACAAGTCCAAGGTATACTTACTTTGTTTGGGATCTAAATAAGGATAATCAAATCCCAATCCTAATTTAATTTTTTCACCAAGTAATTTTATTTCTTCAACCAGTCCTTCTTGATTAACCTTTTCGTACGGACGTCCATATTGATTCCAAATATCTTTAAGGATTTCAAAATCTCTAACTTCCACATAATTCCACTTAGTGCAATTTGCTAACCAAGTACCCAGTCTAGCTCCGTAGACAGCATATATACCATTTTCTTCATGTGAGCCCACAGTTGACCACATACGCAGTCTATGTAAGTTATGCCACCACACTCGTTCACGAATTTCATCCGGCGGGACTCGAACTCCGTCAAGCAATGTCATTTTTACTCCTTCACGAAATCCTGCTCTCCAGGCCTGAAAAGGCGATCCTGTGATAACTGTTTCGCTATAGCACTCTTTAAATTGTTGATAACCTTGTTCCCAACAAAAGTCTACCTGTGCTCTTTCATTGTTACTAGCTTCGTGCGTTTTCATATTTAGAATAAAATCTTTACGCCAAATTTTAAGGCCGCCATTGCCATATCTTAATCCATTAATTCTATTACGTGCTAACCAGCTAACTACTTGTAAATTTTTTTGATCGGAATCAAACTCTGTGTTAAAAAATTTTGTGTCAACAATATTGTCTGCATCTATAGTAACAACCCAATCTGTTTCTGATTGTCTTGCAGCTTCTTTGTGTGCTTCATCACTGCCTTTTATTCCGTGTACTCGTTTAGCCCAAGGAACTTTATTGCATAGATCTGCATAATGTAAATCTGCATTAGGCTCGTCATAGCTTAAAAATACAATATCTAGTTCTATGGTTTTCATATTTTTTCAAAAACATAATTTTTTAATATTCTTCTTGTAAAAATACTAAATCGTTTGTGGGGGCCAGTGTATATAAATTCTTTAGAACCTTGTTCTAAATCTTTTAGTTGAAAAGTTATTGTTTGGTAAAGATTATGTGGATCATTATAGGAGGTGATAAAAAACTGCATTTCAGTACTGCCGTCCCGATGTATTTTTCTAGTGTTAGTTGAACTGTATAAAACAAAAATTATTTTATTTTCTAATTCGTTAAATTGAATAATAATATCATTTTTTTGAGTTGCCCTATATTTTTTATCAATTACTCTATGCAAAACATCGTCAATTTTAATAAGACTGTGCTTAGTAACAATTTCAATTGTTTCGGAATCTATATCTACAAAACAAGAACTCATTTGAATTATTCCGTTATGTATATCTTCTGCCAGATCGCTATCAATTTTTATTTTATATTGTTTATCATCAGCAGCAGGATCGGGATAAATTCCAGTGACTTCACCAGTAGTAGGTTCAAAAATTGCCCAGTATTCTACTTGTGGTGCAGTATATTGTTGTAACCAACTGTCAAAATCAATTATTTCTTCCATAATATTTCCTCTAAAATGTTAGTGATTTCGTCGGTTATGTAATTTTTTTCGTTGTAATGAACAATATCCTGTTGCTGATAATTTCCAATTTTTAATTTACCTTGCAGATCAAAATAAAATCCAACATGATCAGAAACTTTATCAGCAGGCCACGGCCAATTTTGTATCATTGGTTTTAAATGTACTACCTTGGGAAATTCTAAATCATAGCTTATATCATCTTGAATGTCTAAAATTTTTGCAGCTAGAGAAAATGCTTCGTCTGTGCCTACAACTTTTGGAAGATAATTTTCTAGAAATAGATTTTTAAATTCATTAGGATTTTTTAAAATATACCTACCTAGTAAAAAGAATTCTTCAGCTAGTTTAGAATCTTTTTTAAAGAATGTATAAAAAGAATATAAATTAGGTAGATCGTTACGTTCAAATGTTTTTCTATAATATGAATCTTTTACAAGTTCTCCGCGATAGGTATACGCCTTGTTGGGAATATATAATTCAGTGTTCTCAATAAAGTATTCAACCCAATGTCTGCAGTCTCTAAAAAACAACATGTCTGCATCTAGACATATAGTGTGATCCCAAGGACTTAATTTATCCATCCAACTTCGACCATCCCAAAAAGTTTCTTGATTCCATTCAATAATTTTATCAAACACCCAGGAACTTTTTAGTTTTTTAACATCTTCAATATTATCGGTTACTAATGCTACTTTGTCAAATCCTTTTTGTTGAGTATTTTTAATGCTTAATGCTAGAGCATAGGCCAATTTTAAATAATCAACCGAATCGTTTTTAGAAACTACAATAAGATATCCAAAAGTCATAGTATTTCCAAAAATTCTTTTGCATTCCTAATTATGCTTTGTTTATTCATTACGTGAACATCTAAATCTTTGATTGATGCAATAACCACATGATCCTCAGACATATTGTCATTTAGATAAACACGCAGTTGATTTTTGTCAATAGAATGAATTAGGTCTTTATCTAATAATGTTAGTATCGGAGGAAGATTTTCTCCTCTAGTTTCAAAGCCATTTAGCATATGCTTTGCTATACTAAAAGCAATGTCATTTCTGTATTGTTTAGGATTAAATCTAAATAAGTCTGCAAAATAATTGTAGTTTGTTCTAATAACATCTACTAGATCAAAAAATATTTTAGATTCATTATTCTTAGTAAACATCACTGTGGTAGCCCAATATAAGGCAATTCCAGTTTCAGACACCCAAGAATCTAAAATACCTTTCCTATCTCCCCTAACATCTTGCATAGATGAAGATAACATTACACTCGAATCAACTTCCCAATACTCTTCGAGTCTGTCAGACATTATCAAAAAATCACTGTCTATTAATAATGTTCTGTCATATGGAGTAAGATCCCAAACTGAAGCCCTATTTGAATTTACAAAAGGAACTGTTTTAGAAGTATATCCATCGTGTAACACACGAGTATTTTGAGTTACTGGTTTTTCAATTTCTATAATTTTATCAAAAATTTCCTGAGAAAGATTATAGATATTAGATGTCTGCATCCATTCCACAGTAAATTTATCAACTACTAAAGATACAGGAACTTGTAAATTTGCTTTTGCAAACTTTGCAGATACCAAAGACATTAAAGCATAATCGACGTCTCTGCTGTTGTGAGCAAATATTAATATTCCTCTTTTCATAAATCTACTAATTTTTCAACTGTTCTACTTTTTTTAATAGCGTCATATTCGCTCATATATTGGAAACTAGCTGAGAAATATCTATCAAAAATTTCATCTCGAAATTTAATTAAGTCATCGATTAGGACAGGATTTTCATTGCTATCAATTAACGGTATACCAGATACTCTCCCTTGATCAATACATAATTGTACAAAAGAAATTAAAGAATGATCAATGTAAAAAATGCCACCGGCAGTGCCATAGGTTAATTTAGCTTGTAGTTTTTCTTTTAGAAGCCTTCGTTGTATCGAAAGTGTTTGGCGATACTTAGAAAAATCCAATGCAGTTTGTAAACGGTCGTCCATAATCATCCTCAGTTATAGTAGCATATTATTTATATGCTGCTGTCATCGATGAAAAATTATGTTCCGCCGATTGCGGTGATTGAATATGTGGGTCTAGTGATAGTGAAGGTTCCAGATGGAACTAAAGATCCTGTGGCTCTTTTTTCAGTAACTGTAACTGTTAGTGTTCCGTCGATAATGTCGTCGGGGCCTGGTGCTCCTGGATCAGTGTAATTGTCAACAAATCTAACTCGGATAAACACCGTGGTAGCTGTACCAGCAGAATTATCTGCAACATCACACTTGGCATCTAAATTATAACTATTTGACGAATATGGGGCGGATGAAGATAAAGTATAGAAATTTTGATAAGAGTTAGTTAATCTATAAAAATTTTGACCGTTCATTGGACTAAATCCAGCAGACGGTGTTTGACTTCCAAATGCTTGCATTCCGGCGGTGGTGGTTAAATTAGACCAATCATTGTTTTGAGCAGTGCCGGCTCCGTCGATTCTAGAAGATTGAATTCTAATCTGTCCTCCGCTGTTAAAAAACCAACGACATAGATTGGCATTGGCGAAAGTTGCTGTGACTTCACACACAACTAAACTATTCCATTGTGTGGACCTGGTAGAACTCACTGCACTTTCAGTCAAAAATCTACCTGAACCTATATTGAATCTATTTGTTACGGCAGGCGTAATTACTCCGCTATACTGAGTGTTATTACTAAAAGATAAAAGTTGACCTTCATCGATATCTGTGATTGTTGGTGCTACTCCATCTTGATGTGTTCTTGCATTTACAATATCAAATCGAAGTAAATCCCAATCAGTTTGACTAATCTTTTCGTGGGTAGATTTGGCTGAACTCTGCAAAGTTTGACCGTATCCATAGGTAGCTGAACCGTTGCCAATGATATCAATTATGTTGGCACGTAGATTATTGTAGTCTGTGGTCTTTATAAGATCATTAACAGCCATTGTAGTCCTTAATCCTTTTCATAAGACTATTTATACGGGTGTTAAGAGCCAGATATACCAGAGATGGAGTAACCGGGTCTTGTTATAACAAATGGCCCAGTCCCTAATGGTTGCAGTGTACCTGATGCTCTTAATTCATCTACAGTAAGAGTCAATGTACCATCAACGTTATCTGGAGAATTCGAATAGGTATCAGTATACGTGACTCTAAAGGTCAAAACAGTTGCGCCGCCCACACTGTTGTCAGCCACATTTGAAACCACTTCGATTCTATATTGATTTGCTGAATACGGAGCACTAGAGGTCAAGTTAAAAAATGTTTGATAACTATTTGTCAAATTATAAAAATTCAATACTGCGGTATTTCCACCAAAAGCCACTGTACCAGCAGTATCTAGTATATTTGACCATGAAGAATTTTGTGGACTTGCTGTACCACCTGTTCTAGAACTTGCACACCTTACCTTGCTGCCGCTGTTAAAAAAGTGACGAGCTTGATCAGCTGTGGAAAAAGTCACTGTAACTGTTGCTGTAAGACTTGAATTCCATGCTGTAGAACGAGTAGCCGACGTGGCTGACTCAACAACAAATTGGCCAGTGCCTATATTAAATTTATTTGCAATTGCAGTATCTGCTTGAGTGTTGTATTGATTGTTGGGATGTCCTGCACCAAATCTCACAGGTTGCCCTGATACTGCATTGACAATAGTTGGTGATAAGCCATCTTGATGAAGTCTAGCGTTGAATATGTCAAATCTCAAATTGTCCCATTGTACTTTTGTCACTGTATTGCCAAAGGCCACAGCCGAACTTAACAGTGTTTGGCCGTAGCCCGATTGGCCGGCTCCTGTTCCCATAATACCAATAATTTTTGTTCTTATTGTATTATAGTCTACTGCTTCAATTATTGATCCTGTACCTGCAGCCATTTTAAATCCTTACAATATTACAGCTTCAACAAGTTTCACACTTGTATCGCTATTAGATTCTAATGCCACTGCAAACACTTCACTGGAATGGTGAACTGCTACAGAAGCACAACCGTCATTGGCTGCTATTAGATTGTCTCCCTTTTTAACTGATCCTATTACTTTTACTGGAACTCGACCTTTAAGGGCAATATATGTACCGCCTTCTAGATCTCGATTCATCATAAATGCAGGATTAGCACTTACTACACCAATAGCACGTTTACCCCAAGTGCTAGCAGTGACTTCTTTTTCGCCGCCGACAACTACCACTGTGCCGGTATCGTATTCTTGATCTGTTAGGTACTTTTCTGCAAGGTCAGCATACTGTGCTGAAGTAGCAGTTCCATTTAAAACATTACAATAAATGTTAGAACTTGCATCCCTAATCACAACAGTGTTAGCTGTTGAAGTACTAGCTGCTGTTCTATACGAGCCGCTCCACAATAGTGTGTCTGCTTGGGTAGCTGTGCCGGTGAATTGATTGGCCACTAGATTACCACTAGCATCTCTTAGCGCAATGGTATCGGCAGCAGCAGTAACATCTTGTATTTTATTATTCAATTGCAAGGCATTACTGGCCGTTCCGTTTACAGATCCCACATATACCGCTGTACCTGCACCTGCACCGGAATTTAATACAGTGACTCCTGTGGACGAAATTATATTACCAGTCAACGATCCGTTGACTGAGCCAGTGACGTTGCCAGTAACGTTGCCAGTGACGTTGCCAGTGACGTTGCCAGTAAGAGCCCCATTAAATGTGGTAGCAAACACTGTGGCCCATCTTGCAGATGTTGCGCCTAAATTTCTTGCATTGTTTGCAGCTGGATAGATAGCATCTGCACCAAATACATAGTCCCTATCACCGCCGGATGTTACAATTCTCACAGTGATTGTTTGAGATCCAGAAGATCCTAGTTGATTAGAAATAATCGGTTGATCACCGGATTCAACAAATACTCTTAGGTCATCAGTGTCACCTAAGGTGTAACCAACATCATAAAACTTTGCACCGTTTGGAAACAGTGCATTGGTATTTCTAAGATATTCACTGGCTGCAAAACCTCCTAGTTTAGATGCATTAGAAGCTGTGCCCCAATGAATATGATCATCTGTGGTTACTCCAGTAGTTGGAGTATTGATTAAAGTAAGACCTTTCTTGATTTCACTAAAACCGGTAATAGGATTTACTGAAGGATTCAATGTAAACGCAGTCTTGCTCATTATATATTGCGTATCGCTGCTAACAGTAAATTTAATAATTGTGTGATTTACGTTACTGACATCTTTTACTACCACCACTTCTACAGCTGTGGCTCCGGGGTCTTCTGCTATTTGCGGTCCTACCAGCACAAAAGATGTGCCATTAGATACATACAGTTGCTCAGTGGTAGTGTCTAACCAAAAATCACCTGCAACAAGTCCAGAAGGTGCTGTTGCACTAACTTCAGATCCTCCAGATGTTCTAAACCTAGATCCGTCATAGAATTTAATCTTTTTGTTTGTGCTGTCGTACCAAACTTGACCTAACACAGCTCTCGGTGGAGCAGAAGTATTGGCAAAATTCTCTAAAAGGTGTAAGAAATTTTCGTTCTGTACTTCGCCATAGCCTGCGTAATTTTTACCTAAGAAGCGTAGATCAGTAGTGGTATCAATGGTACCGTCTTCTACTGAGACTAAAAACGTGCCATTAAATTTGTCTACTTGATATGCCATCAATCTACTCCAATATTATTCTATTATTTATCTGAGTAGATTTATTATAATCTACCCACAGCAACTTCGATTATGCCTTCTATGCCATCGAAATCACCCAGTGCTTTGCCTATAACAGTGCCCATTTGTAGAGTTTGGGTAGTTCTAGCAAACCCGTTTCCACCGCTGATCAACATATCGCCCTTTCTTATCAGGCCTCTAACTTTACAAGGTGTTCTTCCCTGTAAAGCCACAGCTGCCACATATGTTCCTTGACAGTTACTGTTCATTAAATAAGCAGGATTTGTAGTGACAACTCCTGCTACTCTGTTAGTGCCATCTTGTGCCAGTGTAACTTCAAATTCACCACCAAATTCTAGCACTGTACCCGGGGCATATTCTGCATCTGCTGTGTAATTTTCAGCCAAGTCAGCATATTGTGCGCTGGTGGCAACACCGTTAAAAATATCTGCATATACGCTGCCAAACGTTCGTCCCGGTAGTCCTATATTACATTTACTGTTAGCATCTCCTACAAAAGTAGGATCTGATGTGCCGCCGGCAGCAAGTGCTACAGAGCTTGAAATAAACTCAAAACTTGCTTCATCGCCGGTTTGAAACGCATCATTGATAGTGATTGTAAGACCCAGACCATTAGTAATAGCTAAAGTAGGAGCGTTTCCATTTATAAAAAAATGTATTTCTCCTGCATCTCCTATGGTTGCTCCTGCATCAGTAACTGAGACACCTGCTAATGTTCCCACCGAAGTCAACGATGAATCAATTATGCCAGCAGCTAGAGTTGTTCCACTCAAGGTGTTAGCTGCGGCTGTAACTGTAATATCTTGCGATCCGTTAAACTGCACACCATTAATGGCTCGTCCGGGCGCTAGTGTGCTGGCCTGCGCTGCAAGCCCGCTGAAAGTAAAACCCTGTATATTGTTAGCTACAAGACTATAAAATGAACTAGTACCAGATATTGCAGTAACATTGCCTGTTAATGGTCCAATAAATTGATCTGCGGAGATTGTGCCGCCTGCAAAACTGCCTGTGCTATCTCTAGCAACTACCTTACCTATGGTATTGATCGACGATGCATCTACTGACCAAGTGGCAGCTGCACTGCCGTTAAAATTACTGCCTGTTAAATATGTGCCTCTAGTAAGGATAGCAGGAGTATTAGCAGTAATAGTAATATCATTGTTACCATCAAAATAAGCACCGTTGATAAATCTTCCGTTTTGTAATCTAGTGGCAGTGGACGAATTACCTAAAAGATTACCGTTGATTACGGTGTTTGTTGACAGTGTAACACCTTTTTGTAATTCATTAAAACCAATAATAGCGTCTAAAGCATTGATTGTAAAAGTATCTGAACTGTGTATGGACAATACTTCATCATTAACCAATACCAATAACACTGCATGATTGATACTGTTAACATCTCTTAAAATTGCTGCTTTGATCCGTGTTTCACCAAAGCCAGATACTCCCTCAGGTCCTACAAGCGTCCAACCTGATATAGTAGAATAAACATACAATTGTTTGGTTGAAATTTTATACCAAAGAGCACCTTCAGTTGGTCCAGAAGGTGCATTTTCCAAAGCTGTAGCAGCTCCCACAGGCACCCAATTGGTGCCGTCATAGGTATTTAATTTGTTATTGACACTATCATACCAGGTTTGACCTTCTACCGCACGAGCAGGAGGATTTGTTCCGGCAAAATTTTCTAAAAGAAATAGAAAATTTTCGTTCTGTACTTCACCGTAGCCCACATAATTTCTACCAAGTAACCCAATACTTGTAGAAGTATCTAAAGTTCCGTCTTGAAGAACAACAAGTTCTGACCCGTTATATTTGTTTATGATGTATGGCATTGATTCGCTCCTTATGTATTTAACTTAAGAGCTAAATGTCCAGACACCGGCCTGTAGTATAAAAGTTTTAACAGTTCTAAAAACGCTGATAGGTTGAGCACCAACAGTAATAGGACTCACAATTGTTTGATTTGTTATAGCAAATGCAGTGCCTGTTGGGGTAACAAATTCAGCGGTAGACGGGGCTCCGAGACTGGTAGTAGCAGTAGAACTTATATTTGCTAGTCTTGTACACAAAATTCTAGCTAATGTGCCGTTTTCATATTCGTTTACAGGAGCCAGACTTGTTAAAATTATAGCAATATCTCCGTCAGTTGGAAAATCTGATACATCTATGCTGAATACTAGTGATCGAGTTCTTACCACATTCAAAACATATTTCTTGTTTGTGGCTTCAGATAATTCAGTAGCACCCAATGCAGTGCCAATTGATCCAGTATTTTCAGTAGTTTGTACAGGTGAATTTTGACTAGTAGTAATCAATCCCGTCAGCAAAGGTGAACCAATTAATACAATATTCCCGCTGCCATCTGGCGCTAGTTCTAGATCTAAAGAACTTATAGTAGATATTCGTTGATTGTCTATAAAAATATTGTCTACTGATAAATTTACCAAAGTTCCCACATTGTTCAAATTAGGAAAAGAACTTGAAAAACATTGTGTTGAAGTTAACACTGTATTTCCAGCAATTTTATAATTTTGTCCGGCGGCTAAATTAATATTTTCTGTGCTAAACCATCCAACATTTTTATCCCAAGTAAATTCATGGTCACTATTTCCCCTTAGAATAATTCCACCGCCGTCAGCATATTCGTCGGTATTGGAAGAACTATCGCCAAGACTGGCTAAAACAACATTTTTATCTTCAATAGTAAGTACACTGGTATTGATTGTGGTTGTATTTCCTTGAACCACAAGATCGCCTACCACTGTTAGATTACCCCCAACTGTGGTTAAACTATCAGTAAACCCATCATAAATTTTTATTTCTCGAGTTGGTGAAATAATGTTAACAGCTGTTTCGCTAACAACTCCCTTTTGTACAGCAAAACTGAGATTTTTATTTGAAGCTGTATTGTACAATCTCACATTGCCGGCGGCAACATTAAATGCTCCTTCAGTTCCAGCTCCTACATTAAGTCCGCTGTTATTGGTAATAATTAACGGCTCTGCAAAATTGTTTGCTTGATCACGTCGAGCATAAAGGGATGCAATGACAGTGTCAAGTCGATCTGCGTTGGTTGCGGTGACATTGAATTTTATGCCCGCTAGTGTTCCGGCATTAAATCCAGGAATAATACTTCCACTAAAACCTTCAATGTTTAATTTAGGAGTAAATGTGTCTTTGGCAAATATTCCTAACAAAATTCCATTATTGTATAGATAGGTTACAACACGGGATGCATTTAACGAATCTAAAATAGTTTCAACTTTGAATCCACTAAGTCCCTGTGCCTGAGAATAAGCAGGACCAAGCAAAATAAAACTAACACCGTCATAGAAGTATAGTTGTTTACTGATGTTGTTAAACCATAGATCTCCGGCACCCGGTTGACTGGGCTGAGAATTTGAAATACTAGCCGAGCTTACTGGAACAAATCCTGTACCCGTGTAAACTTTTAGTTTTGCTTCGCTAGAGTCAAACCATAGCTGTCCCCTAATTGGATGCTCAGGTCTACCGGTGCCTGCAAAATTTTCTAAAAGTTTTATAAAATTTTCATTTAACGATTCACCAAAGCCACTGTAATTTTTTCCTATCAAGGTAATGTCAGTTGTTAGGTCATCAACTTGACCATCAGCCACAGTAGCTAATAGTGTTCCGTCTGTTTTATTAATCGAATACGCCATTTTTTATCCTTTAGAATGCAGGAGGTCCTGACCTAATAATGTAGTTTATTGTTAGAAACGGATTCATTAATGAAAATGCTTCGCTTAACGGATTTGTAGTTTTAATACCCCCTGAATTAGGAAGGTAATTGAATTTACCTGCTGCTGTTGGCCCTGCATCTAAAAATGCACCAAAATCAGTTGGCAAAGCGGTGTCTAATTTTACCGCAGCATATTGTCCGCCGGTGCTACCTACCATATCGTGTTCATGATCTGGAAGATTTCTAATCAACAGTGTTTGAGTTGATGTACCGCTGCCTTGACCAATATTTTGTGGTTCAGTTCCAGATACTCTTCCTACCGCTCCGCCGCCGCCTTCTACATATCCACCAGTGCTGTTAGGCACTGTGATACCGTTGTCCATATTATCTCTTCCTAGAGCAAATCTACCTCTTAGATCGGGAATTCTAAAAGTATTAACTCCAACTAACGGATCAACACCGTTGTAGGTTGTGCCAATGATATCGTACAAATCAGAAAATTTTCCTCTTTCTACTTCGCCACCATCGCAAAACAAAAATCCATAAGGAGCACTAGAACCTGCATAAGGCAGAATAGCACCAATTGGCAATCCTAAATCAGCTATAAATGTATCTCTAGATTGTTTAAGCAGGCCGCTGGTACTTGATCTAAAAACCAAAACAAAATCATCTGTTTTAGATCTATTAGGAATAGGTTCTGCTTTACTACTAATGATAGAAGAAGAAAGTGTTGTATTAAATGTTTTTGTATAACCGCCTGTGCTGCCGTTAAAAGTTATTGGAGCCGTTGAAGCTATGTCTCCTGTGATAGAGAATGCTGTGGTGTTTTGTAAACTTGTGGCAGTAACAGCATTACCACTGATATCTCCTCCAAGTACTCCTTCCACAGTTTCTGCAATAATAGTCTGTGCTCTGATTGTTTTCCAACGCTTGGTAGCACTACCAAATTCAAAAGTATCATTCAGTGCTGGATCAATATTCCGTGCGGTAGTAGTTCCGACTACTTCTAAAGTTGTACCGATTAATGCATTTTTGGTTACAGCTAGTCCCCCAGCAGTTCTAATTGAACCATTGCTGAGATTAGTGGTTCCTACTGTGCTATCAACAATCAAGTTTCCACTAATTTTAGTGTTACCAATTATGTCCAACGATTCTTGTGGGCTGAGATTATTAACTCCAACTTTATTATCAATTACTCGTAATATTGTGTTAGGTATACCGTCACTGTTCAGTTGAATATCAATACTGCTACCTGCTGAGGAATTATAGATTTTAGCAGCGGTAGCTGAATTAGAAAGATTAAATGAACTGTCTACTCCGATATTGATACCTGAGTTGTTTCTAATGTTCAATCCAAATTCAGTGGTATTAGTGATATCCGATCTAAGAAATTTACCGCTGTCAATCACCACACCACTGACATTTAATCCGTCTGCTGAAGTGGCTGTTCCGTACAGTTTGGGACTAAATCCACCCAGTCCTAGATCTGTTGTAGATGATATATTCACTCCTGATCTTACTGCAAGAAATCCTGTGATAGAATTTTTTGGAGTAAAACTGTCTTTGCTGATAATTACAACCGGTTTATCTTCTACATAAAAGGTTAAAACTACTTTGGTAATATTGTTGGTGTCTACAATCTGCTCAACTAGCGGGCCGCTCAATAGTCCTGTTGAAAAATTAGGTCCAACTAAAATCCAGTCTGTGCCTGAGAAAACATATAATTGTTGATTTACGGTATCTACCCAAAGTTCGCCAACTTTGCTTTGTTCAACAGAAGGAGCTACAACACTCTTTTGAATGTCGCTGGCTGCTTTCCAACCAACACCGTCATAGATTTGTAGTGTTCTTGTGTTGGTATCAAACCATAACTGTCCTTCAGTAGGGTTGACTGGTTGAGCCGGGCCTGCAAAATTTTCTAACAGGGCTAGAAAATTTTGACCAATAGTCTGACCATACCCAGTTACATTTCTTCCTGGAAATGTCAAGCTGGTATCTGTGTTTGAGGTGTTATCGTACACCGTGATCGGTGTCTTATTTTCGTTATCAGTAAAATTTACAATATATGGCATTTATTACACCTCCGTGAATCCAGTTAAACTCTGTACACGAATTGTATAATCAATTTGTAATAGTCTGTTCAGAGATTTTTGAACAGGGTGAAAAATCACATGGGTTAATAATTTGCCTGTGCCGCTGTCGCTATACGATCTTAGACCCAATTCATCAAAAACAAAATTACCACTCATATCTTGACTGTTGTCAAATGCATCTTGTCCGTCTGGTTCGCCGTAATCTAACAAACAACTAATAATAATATCACTGTAAGTGGCTCCACTTATATGCCTAATTTCCATTTTATTTCTAATAGGATCTGTATTTTCTGTAGCATTTTTATCCACCACTTTGGCATAGGTTTGATTATACAGACTGGTGTTAACTCCTACAGTGTTTGGTGTTAGATAGCTAATCAGTCCAGTTGGGTCTACTGTGGTTCCGCCGTTGCCAAAAACCATTTGATAAATCCAGCCTTGGCCTTGATTACTAAGACTGTTGACCATTGCCACACTCATATTTTCATAATGAATGGCATTGCGTTTGTCTTGAAATACCTCGCCTGTTTGAGGATCAAATATTTTTATGTGTCCTTCGACGTGGAATCCACCACTTTCGTTGGGTGTTTTTTCTGGTTGTTTTTGTTCGTTGGGCATATCGAGCTCGTTGAAATTATTATTCATAGTGTATTTATTCTGGTATGATGGTTGTCTTTTGTAAAATAAAATTGCTGATCGCAGTAGCATTTTTCTGTAGAGTTCTTCCGGCTGATGCCGTTGTAACACCTCGATCATACCAAGTTCTTCCTGTTTTCCTAATTACCGTGATACGGGTGCCCGCCGGTATTGCTTTTGTTAGCCTTATATAAGAGCTTGTTCCATCTACACTGAATTCTGCTTCTATTTCTTTGCTGCCGTTAGGGCCTAGATCTTCATCAAATACATCGACAGGGTTTTTACGTAATCTAGTACCAGCTACAAATATTTCCAATTGATCACACGGTCCGTGTGTTACAGGAATGTTGGGGCCACCTGTTGCAATGTCAATTCCACGGTACCATGAACTTCTAGTTCCTTGTGTAGGAACAAAATCTAAAGGACCAACTAATAATGTACTACCGTCGCTGACAAAATCCAAACGGTGTTGTGTTTCATTATACGGAATAGTTTCTAATGGGCCGCTGTCTGTTACAAAACTACCCGCTTCGTGAATTATTGCAATAGCAGTTCCTAGACTTCCTCTACGAAGCTGTGTAAGTACATTTCCAGACTTTTGTAAATATTCTATTCTTTCGTTGTTGATGTATACAATACCTGATACTGGTCGGTCGGTCGGGTCATACAGTTGATCACCATTGACCACTGTAATACTTTGATCGTAGTAATTCAATGCTACGGCTAGTTTAACATCATTTCTGCTGTAGCGTTTGAAATGGTATATGTTTAACATGTCTTTGTAAATTTCATATGCACTAGGAAATCTATATACGTCATTGCCAAATTCAACAATTTTTACATCATCTTCGGTAGTTGTTTCAACATCTAGATATACCACACCTCTCGGCAAAGATACACTAAAATCACGGTCCTGTGTTTGTCTCACTCCGTTTACATAGACCCATACATAATTTGAATTTATAGGAGTTCTAGAAAGTTGATATTGAACTTTTCCGCCTGCAAATTGATCAGCTACAATATCCATACTAGGATATTCACTAAACCAAACAATTTCAATTATATCTTTTGCAGTGCTGTCATCATTGTTTTCCAGAGTGGCCATAATTGCATCTGTGAAAACAATTTCATCACTGTCTATTTGATAATCTGCAAATGCGGTAACAACAATTCTAATAACATCACCTATATCTAGAATATCTGAACGCACTGTAATAATATTAGATCCAGAATTAAGCGTATAGTCTACCACCTGAATCGTTGGGTCGTTGTTTACAAATACTCGAATATCAGGATAAGTTATTGAACCTGGAAATCTTATTGGATCTACTCCAATAGTAATTTGATTGTTGGTTCCGTCGTAGACTGTTAACACAGTATCAGGTCCTTTGATCTGTTGTCCATTAATGTTTATCAGTAAGTTAGATACCGCGGAGGCCCTAGATAAATTAACAAATTTGTCTACTACAAATCTAGTGGTTGATCCATCGTAGACAATAGTTTGATTATTAACTCTAATTATACTCTGTCCTGTGGAGTCTGCATCTAGGCCGGGTCCTAGACATACCACCTTGACCACACTGTCAATAGCCGGAGCAATACCAAACTGTACTAAAGTTTTATCTAGTGTATCTGTAAAATCAGCACTGTCTAGGAATCCAGCATCAACGGCATCACCGTTAACTGTAACTAATATTGACGAAGTTTGACTGAAAATTGCTTTAGTTAAAAACAATGTAGTTGCACCGTCTGCAACAAATTCTTGATAATCTAATAAATTTATACCGCCTAGACCAAATGCCAGTATTTCAATTATGGTGGTACTGATCGGTACATAATTAAATACCACCTCATTGGTTTCATAGTCTATAATATAATCTTGATCCAGTTCTTGTTTGATTTTATTAATGTAAACAATTACTGAATTGTTTTCTAATATATTAATACCTATGGCATATTTAAATTTTACACCGTCTGAATATGCAATGGTATTTTGTATCAGAGCAGATCCTTGAGGATATGTGTGGAACACTTTGATACTCACACTTTCTAGCACTTGCCCCGGAATGTTTTCTTCAGGTGCTGGAACTTGATCTGGACTGATGAATTTATCACCGTCTATGACAATTTCTTCGGCAGTAAGACCGTTGGCTGTTTGATACGCACCACTAATATTTGATAGTGATCCGCCACTCAATTTAGTATCTAAAAGATTTACGTCGGTGATGGTCACTGATCCGTCACTGTCTAACTTGCGGAAGATCAATGTATCACCTGGTTCTACACTGATATATTGACCGATTTCAACTACTCTAGTAGATCCATCTCCTACAAATGTAGGCATCTGGGCGTTGGGATTAGTGGCATTTGAGCTGTCCCAATTTTGAATCCAATTAGGATCATCTACTCTAATTGTTTTAGGGGCAGTGATTCCTGATTCTATAATAACTTGTGGATTTGTGGTGCCGCCGAGTGTTTGTATATCGCCCGGAATCCTGGTTCCCGAAGGTTTCCAATATACAGAAATCTGTTCTCCCGCTGCAGGAATAAATGGCAATGTTACTGCAATAGTACTTCCGTCGGCCACATAATAAAAATCACTGTTAGATTCCACGCTGTCCCAACTGTCAGTAAACCACGGAAGAGCATCCCAGCCGCCGGTAACATCAAAAGTTGTTCCTTGAATTTGTACACCGCCAAAATCTATACCGGTCATTAGTTGTGCCAGTTCATTGCCTCGCATTCCGTCAGTGGGTGAATAGTAGTTTTCGATTCTGTTTATACTGTCAAATAATTCTACATTCTTTTCGTAGTTGATTTCTATTATATCACCTAGAGTTGGGGTTGTATTGAAAATTAGTTTGCCTTTGATCAAGCTATATGTATCCGTTGTGGAAGTATACAATGTGATTGTATATTCACTGTTCAATACAATTTGATTATTTTTAGTTATTGAAATCTTGCTCTTGTCTCTATTAGGTGCATATTGCAATTGGAAAACTGCAGAAACTCCTGTGGCTGTAAAAATTTCAGATTTGGTAAATGTTTGGTATATTCCTTGTTTAGCAATTCTATCAAATTTCACAGTAAGATCAAATGTTCTTACCGCAGTTTCACCAATTGTGGCCACAGCTTTGGCAATGCTTTGACTGGTACCATTGCCGCCAACTAGACTGACACTAGGGGCCTGTGTATAACCCTGACCTTTGGTTAGAACCTTTACAGCTACAACACTGCCATTGGCCACAAATGCCTGAGCTGTTGCGCCGGCGCCGTTGCCTTCAATTATTACACTAGGGACTTCTGTGTAATCAGCACCCCCGTTAGACACAGTAATTTCAGTAACAACGTATCCGTTGTTGTCAGTCCACCATTTCCAAGGATAACTAGTGAATCTGTCGCTGTTTGATCTAATTGGTAATATTTTTCCATCTTGAGTAGAGTACTCTGGAGGTAGGTCAAAATCAGTGGTTCCCGAATACGAAGTATCCCTATCTGTGTATTTGGAAATATATTCTCTAATTGTGGTTCTATAGGGTTTGATTTCTTCTATGTATTCTTGAAAGTTTTCTAAATTATCGTTTTTGTAATTTATTTTTTGCTCTAAATCGCCAACATTGTGAGTAGCGTTTAAGAAACTTGTTTTGAAGGCCCAATCAATATATGGTTGCTCTACAAATGCATATCGAATACTGGTAAAGAATAATTTATTCCATTCTACTCTAAGGTCTTCAGTAAAAATATCTTCTTTAGTTGCTTTTAAAATGTTACGCAATTCTTGTGTGGGATTTATATCATACACATCAGCATCAAAAGAAATAGCGTTGTCATATCCTATATTTTGTACAGCCACTAGATCGTCAATTATTAAATTGATGGTGCCATTTTTTCTGCCAACAAGAATATAATTGTCTAAAATATTACCCTGAGTAGGCTCAGTTTTTTCTAAAACTGCCCAACCGCCATTGGCAAATTCTTGAATACGTATTAGATCACCTATATTGACAGCTATTGACGGTTCTTGATAAAGATCGGTAATTTCTTTGACTATTCTTGAAGTCACTCCGTACCCGTCTTGCCACCAATCAATGTATTCCCAATATTTGCTGGTATTAAAAGCCTGAGACTTAGACCTAAAGAAAGTTTTTCTTATATCGTCCCAGGAATAGATACTCCAATAATTGTTGATCGAACTATCTTGTGCAACCAGTACAGAAAAATATCTTATTTCTGCTACGACAGATGTATAACGACGACCCTTGGACAACACTGTCACAGAATTTATCCTGCCTTGACTGTCGGTAGTGACCCGTGCTGTGGCTCCTTGACCGTTTCCTTCAAGGTTGACGAATGGAGCATTTCTATAACCAAATCCAGAATCTGTGATATCAATAGTATCAATTTCTCCGTCAACAATATTAGCTCTAAGCACAGCTTTTTTAACTCTTGTTGTTCCTACTTCTGCAAGATCAGTTAGTGTGTCCACACGTACATCATATTGATTTAATACACTGGAAGGTTCTGGATCAACTGATCCAAGATTGATAAAATTCAAAGTATCGGAAAACGCTCGAGTTTTTAATACTGAATTGATGTTGATAATTACTGTTTTTAAAATGGCAAATCTATCTTTGAACATTGTCTGACGGGGTCTAAAACTTAGACCATATCGCTGCTTGATAGGTATACCGGCGTCCGGCACTATGTTACCAGCAAGGTCATACCCTACCAAACTGTCTATCCATTTGGCTTCTAGGGTTTCTGTTGGGAGACTGTCTGCAACCCCTTCGGTCAATAACTGATATTCATTGTGAATAGAATTCAAGGCTTTTAGATTTTTTCTATATTGAATATTAATCAACGCGGTATTTGAAGAAATCAAAGATTCAAAATTGAAAGCCAATAAAGTATCTGCGGCTATCGGAGATAGTATAGGCTGTCCTGTGCCTATTGGATTTTCAATATAGCTCTTTACATCCAATGCTGTAATTCTTCTGCCTGGAACATTTTTTGGCACTATATTTTTATTCTTGACCCAATAATAATATTTTGTATCTGTAGTTTCACCTGTTGAAGAATTGGTTAAAATCTTTACAGAATACGCTGTGTTATCCGGGTATAGCGGCTGGCCTGAAATTCCTTGTGCAAGACCTTCAGTTGTATCTGCTAACACATTCCATCTGCTGGGCAAATATTTTGATTCTACCCATTCATACACATCTATGCTGGCGCCGTAGGCTAATTGATTCCAGTTGCCAATTCGATAGGAAATATCACCCTGTTCATAGAGCAACCACTTGGCAGTACTTAGGTCCCACCACAGTTCTCCAACGTGTTTTTCAAACCAGGCCTGGGATTCATCAACTTCTTGTTGATCGGTGCCGTTGGTATATGTTGCAGGATCGTACAGCGTTTTGAATTTTAATTCTTGTTCGGCTGCACCTAGTATTTTTAATTTGTAATGATCAACTATTTCAATATCTGAAATTTTCACATTGGTTTCATTGTCGTATATTGAAATGTTTTTAAACAATTCTATATCAGTTAGGTCTTGTCTTGAGGCGATGGTATTCCACGGATTTTTAGTTGTATCTTTAGTAAACAATCTAACCTGGCCAGTTTCAATAACTTCTGCGCTGCCGGTATATCCGCTACCTCCATAGGACACAAACAACTTAGTTATAGTACCAGCAGACATCGACTGTACTTTGATACGAGCTTTGTCTGCAGATCCATTAATTTCAATAGCATCGGTATCATCGTCGAAGTCACTAACAGTATATCCAGCTCCAGAATCTTTAGCTATAGCAGATACAATAACTCCGTCTTGTATTATTACATCTACTGTGAGTGCATTATTGCCGCTGGCTCCCAATAGAATAGTAGTTGTAAAATTAACACCTATTCTATAAACTGTATCTCGATATGTAGGAGATCCCACTGCTATCACAGATCCCACACAGTCTACACTAGAACCAAATGATTCCCAGTCTTGTAGGTCTGGTACATATAATTTTTCTGTTAGGTGATATGTTTGATCTTTTCTTTCAAACACATAGACCTGGCCTGTATTGCCTTCGTCAGAACTAAATGTGGTGTTAGTATTATCAAAAGATGTTGAACCTTGATCATATATTGTAAACAGGTTAAAACTGGCATTACTGGCACCTACAACTATTTTTTCTGTTGCGGGACTAATGCTGATAGCAGACCCAAAATACTCGTTGGCATAATTTTCGTGGCTGATTAGTCTTTGTTTCAATCTATAAGAAATAGTATCTAACTGTGCGGACTTAAACACAAACACTGCACCTTGATCGGTAGATTTTACATCTGCTTGTGGGCTACTGGCAATAATTGTAGTTCCGTTATAGTCAATGTCTACTGCTGCTCCAAACTTGTCTCCGGTATTTAGGTTGTCAATATTTACAACATCGCTAATTTCAATCAACGACCCAGCAGTGATAGTTTGAGCTAGTTCGTAAACATCATTGGTATTTCTTTTATAGATAAAAATCTTCCCAGAAGGATTAGAAATTTCAGAGCTAACAAAAGTCCACGGACCTTGTAGACTGCTGTTTGTGGGCACATCATTTTTACTAGTAGTTATATAAGTAGAATCTTCAGACGAATCTGCTTCGCCGCCTGTAAGAGGATCATAGTCGACTAATCTATAATAATCTCCATTATATTTTACTATATCATCTTCGTAATATGTTTGATAATGTGCCCATACCCCTTTATAGTTGGCAATGTATATTCCGTCACTTTCAGGAGCCCCGACTACTAATACACTGCCGTCTCGACTCATGGCCTGACTTTGGCCAAACATATCACCAGCTTTAATCAATTCTGCAAACTGATAGGATGTCCATCTTGCTGTACCTGTACCTGAACCAACTCCAGTGGCTTTAAACGTTAGGCCGTCACCGGCTGCAGGATTATTACCGATAAGTTGAAAATTTGTAGTACCATAATCTTCAATTCTATAGATTTCACCTAGTTTAAAATTGCCAGCTGTGACCAAAGGATATATCGATCCCAGAATAGCTGTAGAGCTGTCTTGAAGAATTGGAAGAACATTTCCACTGTCAATCAAGGCAATGTTAGATGGTAATGAAACTTCAGTTACTGATTCATCTAGGACCTGCCAAGAATTGCTGGTAGATAAATCAAGTGATGTTCCGTCACCATAGGTATCTTCTAGTGCTTGATATATTCTTCCTTCATACCAAACTTTAGATCCTTGGCTGTAAATAGCACTAACGCTACTAGTATAAAGTCCTCGGTATTCAGGATCTCCCATCTGTTTCCAACCAACAGTCGCTGTGCTGATTAAGGTATGGGAACTTGAATCATCTATACCAAAATCTTTGAGATCAATTTCTGTTCCGGTTGTGGCGTTTACTACTGAAGTTGCCAATTGTATAACAGTATCTGTAATTCTTATTGCGTATAAGATTGTGTAATCTTCAGGTGGTGGAGGCGATGTAGCTAGAGATTTATCATCTCCGGCATATGTGCCGTTGAGATACCTCACAAGTTGGCCGGTAATATAATTATGATTTCTTGAAAACGTAATTGTATTCACTGCATAATTTACAGCACTGGTTCCATTAAACGTCAGAATCTGTGTTGTTGATCCTGCTGTTGTACCAGTATATTTGTAAAGATAAACTCTGCCTAGATCGTTAAGAGATCCAGGAGCAGAGATTGACATATAATAATTTGCGCCAGAAACTCCAATAGAGATACTCGATCCAAACTTTTCATTTGCTTCAATTCGAGGGCTAAGAATTGTATGTTGCAATTCCCATGCATTATTTTTTCGTTTGTATAGAACCACCATACCTTGTTTTACTGGTCCTAGCGATCCCGACGAATTGGCGTAGACTACGTCAACCAGTTTCCAATCTTCATTTCTAAAATTCACAGACAATGTGTTCAGAGTATTGGTGCTGCCATCGCCGGGCTGTTGATCGTTAGTGGCTTCCCATAATTTTCCATTTTGCAACACTATATCGCCGGCACGATAAGATGCTGCTGGTATAAGTGGATCTATATAGCTGTCCTCGTAAATTCCTTTGAATCTACTAGGTACTCCAGAAGCCAAAGGAGCTCCTACTGCTAACCAAACATTATCAGGACTGATAGCAATGGCATCTCCAAAACTATTTGCCGTTGTATTTGTAAATTCAGTTTCTGGTTGTAGTATTTCTTTTACAGATAATCCTGTGACAGTTTCTGAGTAAACCATTACAGAGTTGGCAGAGGGTATTCCTGTAATAACCTGTTTGAGGTTGTCAGCATATACCACAGCTCTTCCTGTATTTCTGGGATCAGTGGCTCCAAAATTGGTGATTGGTTTTTCAACGTACAGTCTTTGTTTTTCAACAACTTCCCAATTGCCTACAGTTGCGTCGGTGTTGTCGATCCATAACTTTGATCCTTGTTTTAACAGAGCTGCGGTTTGATCTCCAAGGTCTTGATAAGAATTAAATCTGGATTGTGTCAACTGATATATGTTGTATTGTATAGAACTTATATCTGGAGCACTTGGCACAGGACCGGGGCCGTCTTGGACACCAAAGGTATAATCAGTAACAGCTACAACTTTATAAAATCCGGTGAAATTTACAATGTCTTTTATGCCTACAATTTCATCTACTGTTAGTCCGTGTTTTCGACTCACAGTTACAGTAATTACGCTTGTGGTAGAATCTTTGACGATGTCTTCAATTATTAGGGCTGTGTTGAGGTTTAATCTCAACACTGTCCAAGATGCATTATCAAAGGTAATCCATATATGAGAATTTTCAACCAAAGACGAAATATCCAGTGATAATATGTCTTCTCTTGATCTTACAAATAATTCTATTTGATCTGTTTTAACGTATCCAGCATTTCTAGTAATTCCTTGATAGACGGTCAATGGATTGATGTCAACACTATAAGGAATCAAGGACCTAGTAAAGTTAGTTTGATTTACTCTTAGATATTTGTCCAATGAATTTTTAGAAATTGGTCCGTTAGTAATAACTATGGCCTGAGGATTTACCAGTAGATTATCTTTGACAATTTCAAATTCTATTTCGTTGAGTTGATCTATGCCTCCCAATCTACCAACATTAAATGCCCATTCTTCATCTAACACAATGCTGTCGGCAGTGATTCTGCTGAGCTTGTCAAAAACCTTGACCACAGCATTGGCTGTGCCTTTTTCTCTAATAAATCCTTGATACAATTTAAATTGAGTAACATTATCTTCTGCAAGATTTTGTAAATATTCTCTAGTTTGATATCCTATGAGGTGTCTTGCTAGTTCACGCTGACTGGCGCCGGCGCCGTCGGCATCTACATTATAGTAATCTTCAAACTGGCTGACTCTGACATCAAAATTGCTGATCAATCCTTTGGCAGGAGTTGTGTCTAATTTAGTCCAATTACTGTCTTTGAATTGAATAGCACCCTGTTGATTTACAAGGCTGGTCCAATTGTAAGATTTATAATTGACAATGTCACCTAGTTTGTAATCTGTGAAGGGTTGCCATATCTGTATATTGACATTGTCAAACAAGAATCCCGGACTAGTATAATCACCGTCCCAGTCAACTGTACGGAATCCGCGACTCTTTATACGTTCTTGACGATAGCCTGTTGGCTTGTCATATAACACATCATTAAAAACTGTACGATCATCAAAAATTGTTACGTGTTCTTTCAAAACAAAATAACATCTAAAAAAGTATATGCCGTCCGAGTCGTTGACAACATCTACCGTTATTTTTTTAAACTCTCTGTTGACATTTATAAATTCCACAGGCAAAATGGTTCCATCAACTTTTAAAATATTATAATCATAAAAGCTATCAAGCAGATTGTCAGCAACTCCGATATCAATATTCAACTCTATTTTTGCAGCAGCTGGACTTAACGTGATTAGTGAACTTTCGGCCCATTTATGTTTTGACCAAAACAACAACTCTTTTATCGATGTTATCCAATCTTTAGCCGATTCTAGATTTCCGTCATAGCCGGTGAACTCAAATCCCTGTGATTGTAGATATGCATCATACCCTATGATAAAATCTGCTATGTCTTGTAGAGATGAAAATACTGTGCCGTAAGGTAGTTCTTTTACCGTGGCACTGTTTACCGTTCTTCTTCTAAAAACTTCTATTGCACCTACCAACGGTAATTTTGCTATTCTTTGCCAAAATTGTGCATCAAACTCTGCGCCACTGGTGTGTGATTTAATACATCTGTAAAAAATATCAGATACTCTAATTATTGTTCCATTACCAAATATCTTGTTAGCTTCCCAATCTATGAAATTTTCACTAACGCCACCGACTGATAGCAAAGGATCATTGGAACTTTTTGCAGCTTCGAAGTATCTAAAATACGGTTCGTTGATGTCATATCCAAACAGTTTGAAACCGCTGGCTAGTTTTTCAACTACTACTGCACTGTAACTTGGACTGGAAATTGGTGCGCTGATATTAAAATTAATGTCATAATTTTCTTGAGGAAGAAAAATATTACTGGTGCTGGCGCTGGGATTTTTACTGTCTAAAATATATTTTTGTTGACTCTGATCTACAAATCCGCTTAATCTGGTAGATAAATTGACATCTAGATTGTCTATTTTCTTCTGAAGCACAGATTCAGTTAGTCCTCTTGACCTCAAATAATCTACAACATAATTTACAAGTCCAGAAGTTTGATTGCCTCCGGACGTCGGAATAACAATGTCCGAATTTTTAAAGAATAAATTTGTGTTTTTATTAACTGTTTGGCCAATTTTGTTAACTTTGATTCTAGATTTATCAAGAGTTTCAATGATAAATTCATAAGGTCTCATTAGACATAGAGCCAGCATAATAACAAATGGATAATCACTACTGCTGCGCCAGGCATATTCCACTGGAGCTAGATCACCAAATTTAAATGTGCCTTTGTTGTTGTATAAAACAAAATTAGTAGCTGCTCCGGATTCAAATGGGCTTAATAGGTTGCCGTCACCGTCTACAGGAATATGATTTAGCAGAGTGGCTCTTTTATATCTATCATACGTTCCTACTCGAGGTCCTTGGCGAATTATACCACTTGCTAGATCTTCCCACAATAGTAAATTATTTTTTGTATACGGTGCAGCACCGTATTGATCTTCCCACCAACTAGGTTGTTGGCTAAATCCCAACATTTCCCAAGGACAACGATGTGGCCTATCAGTATCGTACAACCAGGTGTACACTCCTCTCCACCATCCGGGCAAATTTAGCTGACCGGTTGGGTCTCCCATATTTGAATAGGTATATGTGAAAGAATCTTCACTGTCAAAAAATGTGTTGGTCAGATAGTCTACATTTGTTTCACTAAACCATCTTAGGAATTCAGAACTAATCACGCTGTCTAATTCTTGTTTGGTATATGTAGATGATCCGTAGTATCCTCCAAGGATAGCATCTTGACTAAACAAATCTTCTGTGTATACTTGCTTGATGTTGTTGTAGATGCGTTTTTCTAATTCCAATAGCACATCATCTCTAAAATCACCGTAGGCCACTGTGATACTGCCGTCATGTCCCTGGATAACATTAATTGGCGTCACATAAGTATCATCTAAAAACAAAGACGGAATAAAAGTTTTATATAGACCTAATTTTGAAGGAGTTGGTGGAATAAAACAGAAACTTGAAGAAACATATTCTTTTATTTGAATAACATCTCCTTCTGCTAGAGATTTAGAAATACTAACAAATCCAAACGTATCATTAAATGTATAATCAACGCCGTGTGTCAACTGTGTATTGTTGATATAGATATAAACTGCTGTTCTACTAAGTTGAGTTAAATTAAATTTTGTATTCAGTGCAAAGGTTGTGATTTCTGTGTCTTCTACAATGTATTCTTTGAGATTGTAAGCACCACTACCTACCATGTCAGAATCTGCAAACGCATCTTTTTGTGTTTTAATTTTGGACATAGTGGCCAAAATATCATCAACAAATTCAACAGGATCTAGATTGTATGTGGCAGTTTCAGCAAATTTAATAAAGTTATTTTTAAATTCTGTATAAGATTTTTTTGCAAATTGAATAGATTTAATAATGTTTACGTGCTTGTCGCACAGCAACATTATTGCTGTAGGTGTAATTCCCGAATGTTTTAAAAATCTTCGTGATAGATTTTGATACCCAGTAAGATCTCTCAAATTGCTCACACCTGGATATGATCCGCTGAATTGTTCGAATAGGTCTATTGCTGTTGAAACATGGTCAACTGCCTGTCCTAGAGTAAATGTTTTTACTTCTCCGTTTAAAGGATTTTTTTCAAGTCCTACTGGAATCTCATAATATCCTAGATGAGGATCTGCATCTGCAAAAACCTTAACCGTAACAATGTCATTTATTTTAAAACTATTAGGAAATGTAAAAATATTTTGATTTCTAGTGTAGCTTCCAGAATATTTTATTCCATTAATGTAGATTAAAATTTTGGAAATTTCACTGTCTTGAACATCTGTCCATTTGATTCCATTGCTGACGATTCGTGTTGAAACTTCAGTAACCGTGGTACTGTAAATTACCGGCTGTAAATATGTTCGATCAGATTTAAGCCATCCGTTAGCATAACTTCCGGTATGTGTAAATTTGTAATAACCTTGTCTTATGGTTTTAAAAAATACTTCTTTACTAGAGTGATAATCAAATGTATCTACATCCCAATCAAAATTAAATTCAATATCCCCTACATTGTTGATGTTTAGATAACTTAGACTAAATCCTAATTCTTTATCAATAACACTGTTTCCGACTTTATAACTTACTAGTTTAGTTCCTAAGAAACTGCTAACAGGATATGTATCCATGTCTCCGTAACTGACACCATTATCATCAAATACATCAAATAACGGACTTTGATTTACTGCGGTTTTCTTTTGACTGGGAACCCAAGATGTACCGGTAAAGTGGTACATTATTCCTTTGTTTAGTAAACCTCGTCTAACAAACACTCCGTCACCAATGGTAGAAGTTGCGTCGACAGTTTCTACCAAATTGATTTGTCTACGATTGTTGTGAATTATAAAGTTTACTGTATAAATTCTATTGTTGGCTAGTGTATCAGTATCTGCTGTGACCAATAGTCTAGCACCATTAAATAATTCTTCCCCGTCAATGTTGTATCCAATACTGCCTTCTATGGTTGAAAACACGTCGGTGGTAAAGGTGTCAACAAAATCAACTGGAGTTTTTGCTAGACTGCCGTGATTGAATAACTGTAGGTTTGAAGTAAATTCAATGATAGGTCTTTTGGCTCGAGCTGTTTCAATTGAGTCAAACTCGCTGTTGTTGAGGGAGTGTGCTTGTTCTAGAACTGATCTGTGAAACCATCTATTGTATCTGCTCCAAGGATTTGAATCTTGACTGGCTCTATTAATTGTAATGTAGTCTTTTGATTCTGGATATGTGGCCGCATCATCAAAAGGCTCTGTATCAAATCCGCCGTCGTCAAACAACACTTCTAAACTTGTTGTGCTAAGAGTTGGAGGGGACAAGTCTTGAAATCTTATTAACCTAATAGATTCTCCAACACCTTCTATTACCCAAGTGTCTGTGGAATATTTTGTAGGCGTCACTTGACCAGAAAATCTAACTTTCATACCGTTGGTAAATGTAATAGCGTTACTACTGACATATGTGGCTTTGCCAACAACTTCATTAGTAATATCTATTTTGGTATTTGATTCAATATCAGCAATAAGGAACCTGCCAAATCTATTGATGTCTGTGGCGCTTTGATAAAACAACACATCAGGTGCATCGAAAGGCACAGTAAAAGTCAAGGTGCCATTGGTTGCGCCTTGACCGGTGATTCCTGTATTATAGTCTAATGCAGTGGCCTGACTAGCTGCTTCAACATATTCCCAATCCTGGCTGTCTTCATCTATGGTGCTTCCATCAGTGATTGCAATAAAAGTTTTGGCTTTCCATAACTTGTTGTTGAATACAGCAAATTGACCTTGTTGATATGGTAGATAAGGTTTGTAAACTAATGACCCTGTATCATAAGCAGTTTTAATAACAAAACCCTCACCCGGCGCATTGACTTGAAACTTGTATGTTTGTCCTCTATAGAGTGTGAGGGTGGGATTCAATGATAGTCCGTCTGGGAAGAATATCCAAGACGATCCTACTCCTAATCTTACTCTATATGTGCTGGTTATAGACTGTTGTTGTCCGAATATCGTGATAGGCGGGGGACCATCTGGTACCCAATAATATTCACGGAAATTTACAAACTTGTCCCAATCAATTGGTGGATTCCAAGAATAATGATCTTGATCTGTGATTAGATCATCTCTTTCTAGATGGTTACCAAAAAACTTTAATTGATTTTTAAAATCAATATAATCATAAAAATTTTCTACTTTATCTTTGTCTTTGACTGTGACGCCAGGTTCTAATTGATATCTACTTCTAAGAGTTGCATCTGTGTCTAAGTATACATCCGAACCATTATAAGTTTTACCGTATCTACGACCTACATAGCCAACTGTTTTAGATAATGTGCCAGGTTGAACCAATGGATCAACAACTGCAGACATAAATTTTGCATTGGTTTCGGTCTGAAAGACTTCTGGTAGGAGTTCTACAGTTCTACGAATCGGTAACTGACTTTGAGGGAAAATATCTTTTGCCATAATCTTATTGTGTTGAGTTTACTATAGATGCTACTTCTGCACGTATTTCAACCGCGGTAATTGCTGTAACAATCACGATATCATCTACTGTTGCGCCGCTGATAAAAATTTCTTCTGGTTGACTTTGTATTTCAAATAGACTACCGAATGTTTGATCTGGTTGTCTAGGTACAATCACAAGATTACTGACGTCCGGTGCAACTTCGTTAGTGATGTATGTAATTAATTCTCCTAGGTAAAATCTGTCTCCAAAATCCCAATTGTTAATATCAAAGAAACTGGTGATTGCAGTGACTATTCTTACCTTTAGATCATTGTCGTTAATTGTTTTATAGGGATTTTTAACTACTTTGAATTGTGCTTGAAGTTTAGGATCTGCCGTGCTTCCAAATAAAATTTTGTAATTCACAGGATGATAGATTAGTTCATCACTAATAGATTTAATTAAATTCAACTGTTTACCAAATGCTATTCTCAATGCGTCACTGGTCGGAACTTCGGGTTGGCTTATGGCGCCCGATATATACTTTCTAAATTCAGTATCGTAGGTTCTTGTTAAAAGAAAAATATCCATTATATTACTTACACTAGGATCTATTCTTCGATCAATGTTGGCATTGTGAATATATTGAAATTTGAGGTCTGCTCGACCTATCACTGCTTTGTAATCAGATTCGATTATCAATGTGTTAGTGCCTAGATCAACACGCTTTATTCTGTTTTCATTACTGGCATAAAAATAAATTAATTGACCGTTGGCATAATCAGAAATAATGATATTACTTTCAGTTTGTCTAATTAGGATAGTGTCATTGACGTTATCAACATAAGAGTAGGTTGTGTACCCGGAAGCATCTGTTGTTTTATAAAAAAACAAGTATTTTAGATCTAGATCTTGGCCAACTATCTGTTCAAACGAATCAGGATTGTCAATAACGCCATCGTCGTCACTATCAGCAAATGACAGTTTTATTTCATTGGCGCTTTGATAACCATCTTCAAATTTAATTACATCACTAACTTCAAATGTTTTGTCATTTTTTAATGCAGTAATCAACCCATTGTCGGCATTGATGCCAAGAATGTTAACTTTGTCTTTAACTGCTTTTCCAGTTTTTCTATCAAAGGTTTTTTGATTTACATCAAAATAAAATCTGTTCTGTTCTAGACTTCTAAAAATATAATCTAGTCCTCTAATTCTTACATTGTAACTGTCTGCTTGTCTAACAAACGCTATAATCCAGGCAGTGTCTAGATTACTGTTAGTAGTGTCTCCAGCACGACCTAGACTGAAATCATTTAATAGATCAATGTTTGCAGATGTAATAATTTTCCAAGAACTTTCTATAGACTCATATCTTAGGCCAAAATTCACATTTAAACTGATGAGATTGGTCATTTCATTTTCTAGAGCCGTTGGCAAGTTGTTGATGAATCTAGGAACGATCCGTGTTGCAATTGCTCCGCTAGGTACAACATCATTAAACACAATAGGGCCAAGTCCGTTGGCTAATACTCCGCGGCCGGCGTTAGTTCCATCTCCTGTAATCTTAACAATCTTGACCCAAATTCTATCTGTTTGTTCTACATCTGTTGCACTGATGTTGACAATTGCACCCTTTTTAAAGGCCTTACCTGCAGGAGGTTCAAATTTAATTAGTGCTCCCGCAAACACATATTTCAAAGAGTTAGTGGTATATGTTCCAACTTTGAACAATGATTGATCTATGTTGTTGATAAAATAACCTGTGGATGAATTTACATCGTTAGTAGTTTGAGCCCAAAGTGTATTTGAATCTGTAAATTGTATTTTAGTGAAATTTGTTAGATAAAAATTATACACATCCGTGTTGGTCAACAGGGGTTCTATATTGTTTCTAATATAATTTATAATGTCAATTCTATTAGTATACTTAAAAGACTCTGTTCTTTCTGTTTGTTCTTTGTATATTACTCCATCGTCTGCGAAAACATTTACACTTGAGTATTTTCCGCTGGCATCTATTACATCAAAATTTCTACTAATGCCGCTGCTGGTTCGATTAATAGCTTTGACCTTTAAAATATCTTGGCTGCTAGACAATGGAGCTAGATTATAATCTTCTCCGGTGATCATGCGATTCTGTGTGTAATAAATTGCAGGAGCGCGAGATTTGATACTGTCAATGTCTTCTGAAGCTGTTGCAGTGCTGATGGTATATTTCAAACTACAACTAATTAATAGTTCGTGTCTCACTCCTGCTTTGTTTATATAAGGCACAGAGATATTAATTGCTCGCATTTCAGCGGGACTAACTGTGTAACTTAGCCCGTTGCTAACTCTATAATAGGCTTTGAAAGAGCCTTGGGGCAAGTTGCCATAGGTACCATCTGCAAATACCAAATCAATTTTATCATCTTCTTTGGTAATCACACTATAGATATTTCTTATGTTTGAATTGATACTGTTGTAGGCAATGTTGCTGCCTGTAATACTACTGACTTTGGTCCATTCAGATGCCTGTGTACCGTCTGAATTTGTGGCAAACAACCAAACATCTGAATCATTAATTCCAGTAACATCAACAGAAACCACTTCGTTGGTAGTAGGAACATCAACGCTAAAATCAGTTAATTCTAGACTGCCCTGTTTCAACAACATAAAAAATCCAGTGTTAGCACTAGCACTGCCTTTGCCGTCTTGTCTATAGATAAATCCCAATTGACTGCCCGGAATAGGCGGTTCTTCATAATAATCTTCTGCGCCAACAAAGCTGGTACTTACTAGTTCAAACGGCATCTTTCTACTGGCTACTATTTTTTCAAAGTTAAAAATTGGTACATCTGTAAAATTAGATCTAAATCTATACTGTTGTGAGTCAATGCCTTGAATTGTGTCTGTACCTTGGCTTCTACCAAATTCAGTGTTGTCTGCCATTGCAGAATTCATAACTAGAATAAATTGCTCTAGCCAATTTGAATTAGTAGGGTCATTCCATATGATTGTTTGGCTGGCAAGATTCTTGTTGTTGCTGTCTAATACCCCTTCAGTGGTAGACACTGTGTCAAATTTAATTAGGCCTTGTGCAGGAATATTTCTTCTGCTGTTGTAAGAAATCAGTCGTGATAGTCTCAACACAGATTCTTTGGTTTCAGCTAGTTCTAAAAAGTTTTCTCTGCTGGCTAGATCAGTACGGAAGGCCAAACTCTGCCCTAAAAACGCTACTGCATCTATCAGTGCTAGATATTCTGAACTTTCAATGTAATCGTTGAAATCTTCTGGATAATTTTCACGGAGATAGGTAATAATAACTCTACGCAGATTTTCAAAATCATAGCTTTTAAAGTCAGCATTTTTAAAGGTCTGATAAATTCTTTTCCAGTCCTGGTTTAAAATTAAATTGTTCTGTCGAGACGTAGTGGTCATTTTCTTTCCCTATACTGATATTTATCGTAAAAATAAAATGCGCATTTTATGTTATTGTGTTATCTCTATCAAAATTCAAACGTAGTGTATCGGTTATATCAAATGGAAGGATTACTATTTCTGCTTCTATACGTATACCTTGTTGAGTACTGTCTATGGACACTGAGTTTACTTTTACACGTTTATCAAAATTAATAATTTCTTCAACATCTTTGGCAATTGCCGATTTTATTTCTGGGGTGAAATTCTCAAATAGTGTATCCCAGATAATTGTTCCAAATTTGGGGTTTTCTAGTTTTTCACCTTTTCTAATATAGAAATGGTTGATAAGATCTTGTTTGATCAATTCTGCATCGTATAACTTGTAGTTTCGTTTGAATTCTTTAGAACTAAATCCCTTGTATCGAAAGTTGCCAGAATTTGCATTTCCTATGCTGGCTTTGTTTTTTGCAATGACTTTGTTAGTGTATATTTTTGCCATAATTTATTTCCTTAGAACGGAGTATCGCTTGGTTTTTTATATTTGCGCCAATCAACTGGTGGAGTTCTCATACTAGAACTTTCTCCCTCGTAGCGGCCATCTACGTCTCGATCTGTTAGACTTGGTTTGACTTTTGTAGCATCTAGATTTTCGTGGAAGGGGTACGGTTCAGCTGTGGGCATTCTTCTCACTATAACTTTTTTATCCACATCGTCTTCGTTAGGTGCAGGAAGATCCGGAAGGCTATGTGTCTTTAATATTTTTGGTAACACTGCTTGAGCTGCACTTCCGGGTGCGGCAGCTGCGGCAGCTGCGGCAGCTGTTGGTCCGTTCATGTGAATCTGAGAAGCAGTTTCTATATGTTGTCCTGACGAATTTATGTGAAGGGTTCCGCCGGTTGTTACTTTTCTGTCGCCTGTAACTGTATGATCTAAACTTCCATTGTGAGATATTTTTATATTTCCATTAATAGTAACATCCGTATTTCCACCATTAGAATTTTTAACTGTTCCGCCTTGACTTGCAAAATTTTCATTAACTGAATTATAAACTGTATGCGTAAAATTTTGTTGATAAACTTTATCTACATTTTCTTTTACATTATGCTTATAAGTTTTATCGTAAGTTTTATCAACATCCATTTTAATGTGTATTTTTTGATTAGCATCTACAATTAAAATGTGATCTTTTATCACATGGGTATGCATTTCTCCGTTTACTTTGATATTAAAATTACGGCCTGCTTCCATATTAATATCACGATCGGCAACAAAATTAAAATCTTGTTTGGTTCTAATATTAATACTGTCCTCAGCATAGATGTCAATTTTACCGTCGCTGGTAAATTCAATCCAGGCTGTGCCTCTACTGTTTCCGATATAAATCAAATCTTCACTATTATGGAATAACAGTTGATGTCCTGTTCTAGTCCTAATTCTAAAATGTTCGTTGTAGGGAATATCTTTTAGTCCTTCGGGATTTTTTACATAGGTAGGAGATCCGTCAGTAGGTTTTGTTTCTCTATAGTATCTATCATCGCCGTCATCCATGACAAAATGTGTTCCGCCAAGTCTTTGAACTGGGACCGGAACTGGCGTAGGACTTTCTCTATTTCCCAAAAACTTTTTCTTGCCGTTTCTATCTACAGGCCCAGGACTGCTCATTCCGAACACCATGTTTGGCACATCTCGTCTTGATGTAGAAGTAGTAGTGCCTCTTACTTCATCTCTAGTTAGTCCTTGGATTTTAAATCGTCTAGCGATAGGATGTACAGCTCTAGGTATTTTATCAATTTCTAAATTCTTGTCACCTTCATTGGCTTTTCTATTGTGTTCAACTACCGGCAACGGATGTTCTGCTTGCTTGTAGTCTTCATCTGTTTTATATACAGTAGTTCCGCCAATAGCAGGGACCATGTGATTTTGAAATTTATCTTGAACATTTGCCACCCAATATCCCTGATCTGGTTTTCCGTCTATGAAAAGCACAATGCCAGTTACACCAGTGTCAGGAGGAACGCCCCAGAATCCATAGCTCATCTGGGCATCATCTGCTGTGACATTTTGTCCAGTAAACTCAAAAGGTGTGCATCCATAAAACGGGCTGGCATATTTTACAAAATAGGTTTGGCTTTCATTACCTACTTGATTTCCAGAATCTCTAATAAGCACAACTTCGAGCCCGCCTTGAAACAACAAATCTGCATGACCTATTATTTTGGCCAAATAAGGAGCACCGGTAAGACTACCCTGTGAATTTTCTCGTTGGTCTTCTCTTTTTTCAATCATATTGCGCTTCCAGGATTGTTTATGTACGTTCCGCTATCTGGTTCCGGTTTATCTGTCGTTGTTGGAAAAACACCGCCACCACTACCACCTTGATCTTGAGCAGGAATTCTAAAACCTGATATTACCTGTGTGAATAAATTTCCTTTAAATCTAGCTTCTGCTTTTGTAACCTTAAACAATCCGCTAAACGGACTGGGACTTTGACCTTCGGGAAAATAATAGCCGCCGGGAAAATTTGCTGCTGCGGCTCCGGCATCTGGATCTGCGGGAGTTCTAAAATTTACCACCACCCAAATATCAGTGGCTTCGTGATTCATGGTTCCATTTTCAGTTACTTGATCATCACTATCACTATGAAAATTACTGTATCCAACTTCAGGAAGGAAATAAGGATCACCTAAAATTTCTAAATCTAAATTAACTTGATTTCCCACACTATTTAGATAGGCCATATAAAATTCATTGGCAATTTTTTGTTCGGTACTGGTTTGACCCGATCCACCTTTAAACGGAAGATTTCCCGTGACCATATCAAATTTTGCAGGAGCAGCATTTCCTCCCACTGACGGAGCTGCGGCTCCTTCGGCTTGTTTGCTGGACATCTTGGGGCCGGTTACTGATCGACCTGTAGAATCACTAGCAACTCCGCCAGAGTCTTCAACCTTGTTGGGATCTATGGCTGTGAACAACATATTTTTAATGTCAATGTTGAATTTAATGATATCTGTGTTTAGACCAGTGTATATGTAGTTGTATTCTTTTTGTGCGGCTTTTTTGCAGCCTGCTATTCCTTTACTTGTGCCTTCTGGCGATAGGTAAGCACTGTGATGTATTTTATAAGGCTGCACTCTAAAAGTAATATCTTTAGCATAATCCTTAAGTTTAGGATCAAATTGCTTCTCAAAAAGTTTAACATCAACATCAGTTTTCCACCAAGTTACACGGCCTTGATCATCAATTAGGTCTTCCTTGGTTACTCGATCTCTAGCTTCTTTGGTGCTGAGAACAACCTGATCAATGATGTTTGTGATACTGGTATCTTGACTAAATTGCAGAGACTTTTCTTTGGGATTGATAGACATTTTTCCTCTAATGATTTTTCCGCTGGCTTCATCGTAGATGTCTCCTGCACGTTTGGGTTTTTCAGTTCCGCCTTGGCTTTCTGGTGTAAACTCTAGATCATTGCCGGGGCCGCGGCCATAGGGATTATCTCCTACAAATACAATATTGTATTTGTCCTCATAGGTTTTTTTCTTATCTTTTACTAGTTGATTTTCGCGTTTATTTAAAAAGGATACCAAACTATATTCAGGATGATCAACTAGTACTTCGTTACTGTTTTTGCCTACAAGTTTTACGTCGTTGAAAACCTTGTTCATCTGCTCCGATAGTGCCACATGATTATAGGGGAAGCATTCTATCTTGTAGGTACTGCCAGCTTCATTGACTGTAAAATTTGCATTCATTAATTTTACCAACCAATTAAACGGACCCACAGTCATAGTGGAACTGGGGCCTGTCCAACCTTGAAATTCCAGTCTCAATACATAGGCGGCATTCTCAAGATAGCTTTTGTATCCCGAATTTATTGCGGCCGCCTGACAGCTTTGAAGAAATAGTCCCATACTATAAGGTTCAAATAGTTCAAATTCAAGTTTTGACCAAGGTCCCGACCCTGTGCCTTTAGTAGGCACTACAAAATTTGTTATTGAAACATTGTCAATGTAATATTCAGGAGCACCGTAGGCTGTTTGTACTCTTGCAGCACCGTCTCGACCTCCACTTGATACAATGACATTAGGTAATGGGCCGCTGCGATAAGATTGAGAATTTAGCTGTGCTGGACTAGCACAAGAAAATGTAAACAAACAATTGTATGAGGTAAATTGTTCTAAGATATTAGGTAACGCCATAATTAATTTCCAGCAGTGGTTGACAAGGCAGCATCAATATTGGCTCTAGCTGGACAAAAAATTGTAGTTCCGGGAGAAAAATCGTAGATGGGATCTTTTAGTATTGATCTGTTTCTTTGTGCAAACACCCACCATAATTTTGCATCCTGATAAAGATCAAATGCCAATAGATCTGGGCGGTGTCTGTATTGATTTTCAATGACATATTTGAAATCATCATCGGAAGTTGGAATTGTTCTTAGAGTCAATAATTCCAAGTAAAGTGTATTTTGTTTGGTAATATACCAGGGACTAGTTTTTTTATAAATTGCCATATATTAGAAAGGAATGTTGCCGCCGTTTTTGGCATACGATTGGAAATCAAATCCTCTTTGAGAACTTTTACTGTATACAGGTTGGCAGGTAATTTGTATGGTGCTTAATCTAGGTACAGATGAACCAGCTGCAAGTATATAGTGAACATCATCTTTGAAATCAACCTGAAAAGATTTTATTACTACGGGAATATCTTTTAAAACTGCACCATATCCCGACAAGGTACAAATAGGAGGAGGATTTCCTTGAAAAGAACTTTTGCCATAAAACATTTTGGTAAGGCCACGACCTAGAGCAATGGTACGCAACCAATTAGCAGCGTCTTCTTCGGTTTCAACTGGAAACTCTCCGCTGATTGAAATATCGTCCGAAGTGCTGTTTTTATAAACAGGGTGTGGAAAATTTGCGTGGACTAACTCTTGATTGTTGTAGTTTGCTTTGTTTGATAGACTAAATGTTGGTGTTGTTGGAAAAACTATTTCTCCAAATACTGAATAAATTTTTATACGCCAATCACCTTCCTTACCGGGATATACTTGCACCACTGAAGCTTCTTCGCCTAGTGCTAGAGTGGCTGTACTGGGAATATTTTTTGCTCTAGCGGCACTGATCAAATCAAGTCCTATACTTGCCAATGCGGCAGCAGTTTGTTGTCCTGCACCGTTCAATAATCCAGTGGCTAATCCAGCAACACTACCGCCTGATGCGATGTTCTCAATAACACCTCGACCAGCTGTGGCAAAACTACCTGCAACTCCTGACAGTGATGTCAAACCATTTTGTGCAAAATTTTGCACAGTTCCGGATAAATTACTAACACTAGATGAATTTAATTTGCCAGTGATACCATTCAAGCTGCTGCCAAAACCACCACTTAGTCTATTGACAGTGGCATCTAGATTTTGTTTGTCAAAATTTACACTAGGCATACTGAAATTGCCAGCAGACTGATTTGCAGCATTGGCTAGATTACCAAGACTACTGCCGATGCTTGATGCTAGATTTTTAATAGGGTTTATAGACAATGACATAATTAATATCCGTTTTGTCTATTTATTCTTTGTAAAATGTGCTATTATATTACTAAAAGGAATAACACTTAATGACTATCATTGCCCAGCCACCCAAGATCAAATACCTTACCAACAAGGATTTGCTCCGAGAAATACATCTTAGTAAAAATACCTATTGTAGTTTTACTCTGCCCGAATACAGCGAATACGATCTTATTGTTGTTAATCTTGCAAAAATCAATGTGAGAACTGTAGCAGAAGCCAAAAGAAACAGAGCTGTAAAAATGGCCAAACAGGCTCACGAGGCGGCAGTAATTGCCGGGGGTAAAAAAATATCCATTAAAGAATTTGAAGTAGACTATCGCAAGGTGCAAAAGCAAGATTTAGTATTTCGCGTGATGACTTTTGATCATATTCCGCTGGCGCCGGGGCGCAAAAAGACTCTAAAGAATACTGCTGACAGTCACGACAAAGTTAACTTTCCTCCTTTTCAGCACTGGAAATTTGATGACAACGACAATTTAATCTGTGTAGGAAAAAGCCATTGGAAAGGTGGATTACTCGATGGCGAGTTCAACAAAGAACACGGACGAATGACTAACAATCTAGCTCGTATGTTTATAAAACTATGTGAAAGATATGCCACTCGTGGCAATGTTAGAGGATATACTTACAACGACGAAATGCGTGGGCAGGCCATCTTACAGCTAACGCAGATTGGCTTACAGTTTGATGAATCAAAATCAGACAATCCTTTTGCCTACTACACTGCGGCTGTTACTAACTCATTTGTTAGAATCATTAATATTGAAAAACGCAATCAAAATATTCGAGATGATATTCTAGAAATGAATGGAATGAATCCAAGCTGGACTCGACAGAATAGTGGAAACGGAGTCAGTGGGGCTGTTAGTACCAGTTCAGTGGATGGCAGTGATTGGGATTGACCTAGTTGTTGTAGATGTGTTACAATAACTAAGGAGATTCTATGAACCTATTTAAAAAAGTAGCTTGTTTTACTGACATACATTTTGGCCTAAAAGGTGGTAGTCGCACACACAATCAAGATTGCGAAGATTTTGTTTCTTGGTTTTGTGATACTGCTCAAGCACAGGGTTGTGAAACTGCTATCTTTCTAGGTGACTGGCACCACAATCGTAGTACTACAGATGTTAGTACTATGAATTATACTGTCAGCAACTTAGAGAAGTTGAGTCAATCATTTGAGAAAGTCTATTTCATCTTAGGCAATCACGATCTGTTCTACAAAGACAAACGTGAGATTAACTCCGTAGAGTTTATGCGCCTGTTTCCTAATATTATTCCGATTAGAGAAACGCTAACCCTAGGCGATGTTACTATTATGCCTTGGCTGGTTGCCGATGAGTGGCGGGACATTCCTAACATCAAAAGCAGATATATGTTTGGACATTTGGAACTGCCTAGCTTTTATATGAATGCCATGATACAGATGCCAGATCATGGCACAATTCAGTCTGGGCATTTTGTAAATCAGGAATATGTGTTTACAGGACACTTTCACAAACGTCAACACAGTAGAAACATACATTATATCGGTAATGCGTTTCCTCACAACTATGCCGATGCAGGCGATGACGATCGTGGTATGATGATGCTAGAGTGGGGTGGAGAGCCTGAGTTTAAGTCTTGGCCTAGTCAGCCTACCTTTAGAACATATAAACTGAGTCAGATCATTGACAAACCAGATCAATTGCTACGAGAACGTATGCACTGTCGTGTGACTATTGATTTGCCTCTCAGTTTTGAAGAAGCCAATTTCATCAAAGAAACATTTATGCCGCAGTACAAACTGCGAGAACTCATGTTAATTCCGGAAAAAGTTGAAGTTGATGCTAACTCAACTCCGATTGATATCAACTTTGAAAGTGTAGACACCATTGTGATGAATCAGATAAACGCCATTGACAGCGATACCTTTGAAAAGAGTCTGCTGTTGGAGATATATAACGACCTATGATTAAGATACAGAATCTCACCGTTCGTAATTTCATGAGCGTGGGCGCACAGACCCAGGCCATCGACTTCGATCGCGGACAGCTCACACTAGTCTTAGGTGAAAACATGGACCTAGGCGGAGACGACTCGGGTGCCAGAAACGGCACAGGCAAAACCACCATTATCAATGGCCTGAGTTATGCTATCTATGGCAATGCATTAACCAACATCAAGAAAGATAATCTTGTAAACAAAATCAACAACAAAGGCATGTTGGTTACCATGAGTTTTGAAAAAGACGGAGTGGACTATCATATTGAACGTGGTCGTAAGCCCAACGTTTTAAAGTTTACTGTCAATGGACGAGAACAAGAAAATCTAGATCAAGACGAAAGTCAAGGTGACAGCAGAGAAACACAAAAAGCTATAGAAGATGTGTTTGGTATGACTCATGACATGTTCAAACATCTTGTGGCATTGAACACCTACACAGAACCGTTTTTATCAATGAAAGCTGCTGATCAACGAGCCATCATTGAACAGTTATTGGGTATTACCTTGTTGAGTGAAAAAGCCGAAGCTCTTAAAGAATTGATCAAGATCAGCAAGGATTCTATAGTTACAGAAAATACCAAGATCGAAACTATAAAAATATCCAACGACCGCATACAACAAAGCATAGAATCACTGGAGCGGAAACAAAAGATGTGGGAAGAGCAGAACGAGACCAGCATCACTAATCTTGCCAGAGCCATCGAACAACTCCTAGACATAGACATTGATCAAGAAATTGCGGCACATAGATCTTTAGATACTTATAACACAAAACGCAAGGCCATCAACGATCTCACCGGTTGGATTAAACGATGTGAGCTAGACGAAGCTAGAGAAATTAAGGAGATGGATAAACTTAAAGCAGATATTGCTAGTTTAGAAAATCATACCTGTCATAGCTGTGGACAAGGCTTTCACGACGACAAACAGGTGGCGTTGTTAGAAAAGAAACGCAAAGATCTGCAAGAAACTGCCTTGCAGGCATTGGCAACTAATACTCAATGGTTGGAACATACCGACGCTGTTAAAGCATTAGGTGAACTAGGTGAAATTCCCGCTGTGATCTACGACAATCTAGAACAGGCATTGAATCACAAAAACACACTCAGTGGACTTGAACGTGATATAGAGATCAAAGCAGGGGAAACCAATCCTTATCTTGAACAGATTGAAGAATTAAAACACACTGCATTACAGGTCATTGACTATGACAATCTTAATAAAATAATCAGAATCAAAGATCATCAAGAGTTTTTGCACAAGCTACTGACCAACAAAGACAGCTTTATTCGTAAACGCATAATTGATCAGAACTTGGCCTATCTCAATCAACGATTGACTTATTATCTAGATAAGATTGGCCTTCCGCACACTGTGGAGTTTCAAAACGATCTTACCGTGATCATTACACAGTTGGGGCAGGATCTAGACTTTGACAATCTCAGTAGGGGTGAACGTAATAGACTTATATTAAGTTTGAGTTGGGCATTTCGTGATGTGTGGGAAAATCTATATCAGGCCATTAACCTATTATTCATTGACGAACTGGTAGATTCAGGTATGGATGCCAGCGGTGTTGAATCAAGCATTGCTGTGCTCAAGAAGATGACACGTGAACGCAACAAGAATGTTTTCCTAATTTCACATAGAGACGATCTAACCAGCCGTGTTAATCACGTGCTCAAAGTTATCAAGGAGAACGGATTTACAAGCTACAGCAACGATGTGGAGATTGTTGCTTGACTACAGAAGCACACGATAAAATGATTCAGGCCTTCCAGGAATATTTTAAATGGCAGGATCGGTTTGAATACAAAAATTCAGACGAAGCAGGCATCAAAGCAAGAAACGCACTATCAGAAATTAGAGATCAAGCCAGCATACGAAGAGTAGAAATACAAACAAAGAGAGAAGTACGCAAACAAGCCAGAAAAGGCATGGTAGGCAGGCCTCCTAAGATACATAAGGGATGACATGGTTGTATAAGAAAAAAATCGTTGAAGAAGTATCAGAAGAATATATCGGATTCGTATATCTTATTACCAATGTCGTCTCTGGACGCAAGTATATAGGCAAAAAACTAGCAAAATTCGCTAAAACAACATACAAAACAATCACACTTAAAAACGGCAAGAAGAAGAAAAAGAAAATTAGAGGCAAGATCGAAAGCGACTGGAAGGACTATTATGGTTCTAGCGATGCGCTAACAGCAGACATACAGGCACTAGGCAAAGATAACTTCACCAGAGAAATACTATTTTACTGCAAAAACAAATCAGAATGCAGCTACATCGAGGCAAGAGAACAATTCAAACACAAAGTTCTAGAATCCACTGACTGGTACAACGGTCACATACAGGTTCGAGTTCACGGCTCACACATCCTCAAAAAATCCAAAAAGTAATAGACACACACTACCGCAAGGTACTATTAGGCTCAATAAATTCAGGCAAAAGACTGCCAAATAAGCCCGCACCGGCGTTGTTAGTGTGCCCTTAAAGCTGGATCTCGGATCACAGTCAATGGAATTCCCTACTTGGCAGAGGGGTTGTACAGTAGTATCCTTAACAGGACCATGATCGGATATGCCTACGGAACCGGTTTACTGTACAAGAAAGTGTCAATCAAGGCTAAAAGAGGGTGAAGAACCCACGGCTGTAAATATGTTAGCGTATATTTGCAGACCCGCCGTCGTATTAAGACGCAGCTAAAGGTACCGGACGACCGCCTTAGTAATGCTGTAACGCTATGTGACATTGTGCAACTCAGATAATGTTCATTTTTAGCCCGTCAGGGCTAAGTGTGACTGAACAATCTAGATAATATTTAAAGTGCTTCGCACTTAGTGTAATCAATGTTAAGAGAAAGAAAATTCGTTGAGCGATAAGCGAAAACGAATATGAGCTTTAGCTCATAGATGTAATAAATAAACTATAATCTTTTAGGAAACTTTAAAATGAGAATCAATGACCTTTTAATCGAATCAACTAATCAGCTTGATGAAGGACCTAAATTTAATAAGTTTGGTCAAGCTATAGGTAATGTAGCAGGAATGGCTGCAAAAGGTATTGGTGCTGTTGCTGGAGGCATTGCTGGCCTAGGTGCTGCTGCTAAAAAAGGATTCCAAGCAGGAAAGTCACAGGTAGCTGCTACTGATGATGGCACTGCAACTGGCAAACCTATTGCAAAAAAAGCAGCAGGTGGAGGAACTTCTACTCAACCTAAAGGTTTTATAGCGGGTGTTAAAGCAGGACAAAATCAAGGATTATCAGCAATTAACGATCCAAATGTTATTGGCAGTTCATCTAGTGGTGCAGCAGCAGGCGCAGAAGATCCAGCAGCGGGAACAGCATCTGATACGGCAGCGACACCAGCTAAGCCGGCAGCAGGTACAGCACCTGCAACAACTCCTCCTAGTACCACAGATATCAACAAGGCTGGACCAAAAGGCACAGCCCAAGCAAAACCAATACAAGGTACTGTGGCCAAACAGGCAGCGGCTAAAACTGGAGCAGCACTTGCAGGTCAAGATCAAGCACAAGCCGGTCAAACAATGTATTCTCAGGTCAAGGCCAACATTGACAAGCTAGATAAAAAAGGCAAACAACGTATTCTACAACTGTTACAAAAATCAATGGCAGCACCAGCAGCAGGTGGAGCAGCACCAGCTAAGCCAACAGCGGGTGGAGCAATGGGGGCTATGGCAGGACAACTAGCCAAAGGCGGAGCAGCACCAAACACTATGGCCAACGCTCCTGTTAGTAAAACTAATACAGCAAAGCCTGGTAATCCAAATGCTGCTCCGGAAAAAGCAGCACCAGATGCAACTACCACAGCACCAGGCGGTGAAAAAGTTGTTGCAAATCCTGTAGCAACTGTTGGAACTAAACGTGCTGCTAACATTGGTCAGCAGACATTTGATACACAAACAGGTAAATCATTACCTGGACAGGCACTTAATAATGTTCGCAAAAAAGCAGAATACGGTTCAGGCGCATTGGGCGGAATAAGGAAAAAAATTAAAGCAGGTGCAGCACAACCAGAAATGGCTAGCAAAATAAACACTGGCAGTACTGTACTCGAAGGGTTTAGTCTTTTTAGAAAGAAATAAACAAAATAAAAGGACTCCTAGGAGTCCTTTTTGTTAGAAGAACGGTAGTTGTGTCTTCTTGGTAGTTTCTAGATTGTCTTTAATAATTTCGCCTATAATTTCTCTTTCATCCCAACTGAGATTCATGGCTTCGGCATAGCTCATACCACGCATATACCAGGCCATTTGAAAAGCTTCTTTTTTGATCTTCCGTACCTCTTTTTCCATCTTTTCGGCTTCTTGTAAGATCTCCGGTACGGAAAGTTTTAAGATCTTACTGCGAAAAAATTTGATTGATCCATTGTCACTGGCATCAGAAATTCTGTTTCACAACTGGTACACTTGACTTCTTGAGCAGGAATATCAATCTTGCTTTTTAATGCCTGTACATGGTCTGCAATGGCATTGAAAATTTCTTTAGGTGAATTGTGAATAAAGTTTTTTATTTCAGTTGCATCAGTTTCAATACCATCTGGAGTTTCTATCTGTGCTACGCATTGAGCAATTACATCAACAGTTAGTTGTGTGAGTTTGCTAAAACTCTTGCCAAACTTGTCTAATTTTTCTTCATCGCTGAGAGTTTCGTCGTTGATAACACCAAAAATGCGCTGTTGCTCTAGACTTTTTAAACTGGTCTGAGTCATTTCTAAATAGGTATAGGGTCTAACATAAACAGTTAATGGATCTACTGTAACCTTAGGATCAAATTGAAATTGATTTAATTTTTCCAACCAAGTGTTGAGATTGATTTCATAATCATTTACTGCTTCACAATTTGGGCAATTTGTACTAACTTCCATTTTTTCCCCGTAGGTTGCAATACGTACAGCTACCAATGCCGCATCAACATCAATGCTGGGCATCTTCCATGGGTCTTGAATTGCAGGAATACAACTGCGAAGAACTTCTACGGTGCTTTGTCCGTTTAACAATGCATCTGGAGTTTTGAACATCAGTTCATCTTTGGCGGTCATTGCATAGACAGCATAGTCTCCTGTGGTGCTTTTATCCAAAGCATCGTTAGCATAGTATTCACCCTTAGAAGGCAACCTAATATAGATTTTAGGTTGTCTATACCAATTAGACAACATGGTCTTCTTGGGCTGTTGGTTGTTTTCCATAGATTTGATCTCCAATAAATACTATTAACGGTATCTTATTTATATACGTAGTTTTTCCGGAAAAAATAAATGGCTCAAAAAGTAGAAATTGACATTCCTGGCATTGGTAAAATACTTGCCGAAAATGCCGCATCGGAACATACTTTAGAAGAATTGTTGAAAGTGATGCAAGGCATCCAGAAACAATTAAAATCTTCTCAAGGCCCAAATAACAAAGCACCGCCACCTGGCAAAGCACCTCCACCTGGCAAAGCACCACCTGCAGGAGCATCCGGAGGAATAACTCCTGGAGCATCTGCTGCCGCAAATAAAGCTCAAGGACAACAAACACAACAGATAGGAAAAAGCAGTAAGGGATTGACAGCATTGGGAATAGCCACAGGTGCGGCATCTACTGCATTTAGCAAAGTAACAACTGGAGCAGGTGTTGTAGCTGGTAGCTTTCTAAGTCTAACACAATCAGCATTTTCTGCCGCAGGCCAGCTGGCCAGTATGGGTAACAGTTTAACTTCTGCAGCCAGTTCGTTCAGTATGATACCTGTGGTAGGACCAATGCTTGCAGGTGTGTTTGGCGCAGTAGCAGCAGCAGCCGAAAAACAACTGGGATCTTATCAGCAATTGGCCAGCGTTGGTGCAACATTTGGCGGCAGTATGAATGCCATGACCAATGCTGCTTCCGGTGCAGGATTAACAGTGGATCAGTTTAGTAAGATAGTATCTAGTAACGGCCAGGCCATGGCTGAACTAGGCGGAACTACAGAAGCGGGAGCTAAACGATTTGCCGACCTTGGCAAGAAGATGAAGCAGAGTGGCCTAGGTGATGAACTGTTACGATTGGGATATTCCACTGAAGGTATCAACAAAGGAATGGCCGGTTACATAGCTACAATGGGATCTAGCGGCAGGCTACAAGGTGCTAGTAATACTCAACTGGCACAGGGTGCTGCCACCTACATGAAAGAACTAAATGGACTGTCCAAGATTACAGGACAAAATAGAGAGGACTTGGCCAAAGAAAGAGAGAGATTGGCCAAAGATGCACAGGTAGAAGCTGCTATGCAGCATCTGGATGAAAAGCAACGATCAGATATGTTGACTTACATACAGAGTTTCCCCAAAGCACAACAAAGCGCCATTAAAGATATGTTGGCCACTGGCACCATTACTTCTGAAGAAGGTGTAAAAATGGCAGCCATGTATCCCAAATTGGCCAGTCAGATGCAGGCACATGGTCGTACATTGCAGGCAGGAGGTCAAATCAGCAAAGAGTCTATGAATGCTACTAGGAACGCAGGTATCGAAGAAGCAAGAGAACGTAACAAGACTCTAAAAAGTGTTGGACAGTTTAATAAAGAAATGGGAGACACCTACAGTGGCGGTGCTGAGTTAGCAAGACAAAAGATTAATGGATTGTCCCAGGCCACAGATGAACAAGCTGAGACATTAAAAAAAGCCAATCAGGCAGAGGCGTTAGAAAAATCCAAACAAAAACTTGCAGAATTCAGTAATACATTTACCAACTTCTTGGCCAGCAGCGGTCTAATTGATGTGATGATGGGTGCAATGGGCACACTGGCAGAGGTAGTTAGTAGTGTGTTAATACCTGCAGCTAAACTGTTTACGGCTGTGCTTGGAGTTGCTGTAGACATTGTCAATAATTATGTAATGCCAGCATTTAGAATTCTGGCAGATTTTGTAACCACTGGTGTGGTTCCGATAATAGAAAAATTAGGCGGTATCATTGGATCTATGTTAAATCCTTTGTTGGAAAGCACAGGAGGAGTTCTTGGCCTATTTGAAAGTTCACTTTATGTAGTCAGTGATTTTATTGAAGACAATCTAGAACCTATATTGGCAGTGTTCTTGGGTGTGATGATTGGTCTTACTGCTGCCAAAGTTGTAGCTACCGTTGCAGCCTGGGCCTCAGCAGCGGCTGATACAGCAAAGACCCTTGCAGCCTGGGGTTCAGCAGCAGCTGACACGGCCAAAGCAGTGGCATCGTTACCATTTATTGCATCGTTGGTAGCCATGGCAGCGGGAGTATGGACTGCTGTGGCTCCTTTTCTAGCAATAGCAGCCCCTGTACTTGCAGTTATAGCTGTTGTGGGGCTATTAGTATACGGTGCTAAAAAACTAGTTGATGGTGTTAAAGGTCTAGGAATTGATTTTAACGTCTTGAGAGATGCTGTTAGTTACGTCGGCAGCATAATGAAAACAGTATTTTTGCAACTTAAAATGGGAATTTTTAAATTATTAGATTTAATTCCAGGAGTAAGTTTCAAGAAAGAAATACAAGAAGTTGAAAAAGAATTATCAGCCGAAGGTCAAAAGAGAAATGAGATTGCTGCCGATATGGGCAATCAAATGAAAGCAAATAAAGCAGCAGATGCCAAAACTGCTGCTGATAAAAAAGCTGCCGACGAGAAAGAAACTGCAGAATCTGCAGCTAGAAATAAAGCAGCCGCAGCAGACAAAGCTAAAGCTGAAAGAGAAGCTCTTAGAAAAACAAATCCAGAAGAAGCTAAGAAGCTAGATGCAAGAGACAAACGTGATGCAGCAATAGCAGCACGTAACGAACAGCGCAGTAAAGATGGCATTGCAGCCAAAAAACAAGCTGAATTAAAAGCAGTTGGGGACAAAACTGAAGCTGAGAAAAAAGCAGCCGAAGCCAAAACAGAAACTAAAGAAGTTGATCTATCCAGTCCTATGGCCATGCTTAACTCGTTTAGCGCACAGCAGAACGGATTCTTTGCTAACAATATTAAAGCGGCACAACAGCAACAAGAAAAAGAAAAAGCACTGGCTTCGGCAAGATCAGAAGTTCAAGAAGCAGATAAAAAATATGCAGCTGCCAAAACTGATGAAGAAAAGAAAGCAGCACTAGAATCTTTAAACGCTGCACAAAAACGTTTAGACACTTCAAAGAAAGAAAAAGAAGAAGCTGATAAAAATGCCAGCAAACTTAAATCAGCACCCGGTACACCACCTTTAAAGAACGGCAAAGCAGAAACGCCTGAAGAAATTGCTAAAGCAATGAAAGCTGGAGGTCTTAGTGGAGGTGGTGGTGGTGCTGCCGGAAAAGCATCAGCAGGAGGCGGTGGTGGTGGTGGTAGCGGAGGCGCGGCCGGAGGCGCTGCATCATCATCTTCCGGTGGTGGTGGAGGTAGTGGATCTGCTAGTGGAGACCTTGGTGGTCCAAAATTACCAGCTGTGGGTGACAAACAACCAACTGGTGTATCACCAGAAGGCATGCAGGCTGACGTTGGCGACTTATCAAAATATCTAAAACTTCAACCTGGAGTAAATCTACAAGGCCTGGAACCTGGAGTTCAAAAACGTCTTGCTGGAATGGCATCAGAATATTTCAATACTACCGGTCAAAAGATGCAGGTTAATACTGCCTATAGAGATTCAAAAGAACAAGCAGAATTATTTAAAAAGTATGGATCGCCAAGAGCAGCTCCTCCAGGACGTAGTAAACACGAAGTTGGTCTAGCTTTTGATATAAATTCTGCAGATGCCAACAAAGCAGTAGGTCTAGGTCTATTTGAAAAATTTGGTTTTGCTCGACCTGTGAGTGCAGAAGCCTGGCACATAGAAGCCAAAGAAGCCAGGGGAGGATCCCCTGACAATCCTGCAGCACCAGGTAAATCTGTAAAAGTTGCAGGAGCAGGCGGGAAAGAAACTAGTCCAGATACAGGTAAACCTTCAGCAAAAGATGGGGGGATTGTTAAAGGTCCTATGAGTGGATTTGATGCTGAATTACACGGCACCGAAGCTGTGGTACCGTTGCCAGGCGGTAAAAACATTCCTGTGACTTTTAGCAATATGCCAAAAGCTCCTGATCTTGGAACTTCTATGAAAGTTGCATACAATCAGCTTAGAGCACAATTAGATAGCGTAGATTTTCTGAGAAGCGGTGATTCCAAAAATACGTTTGCTGATACCAGTCCAGAGCTTGTTGAGAAGACTGAGATGATGAGACAAAAATTATCGGACATGGCAGCAGCATTACAAGGCCAAGGTATTGATGCAGCAGCTGAGTACAATGCCCCAGATCCAGCAGAATCTGCAATGGGTTCTGTAACAAGTCTACTGAAACGTATAGAAATGGCTGATGCGGCCAGCAGTGTTGCTGGACCAGAATCCAATGCAGCCAACAAAGGCGGTAGCCGCGGATATGACAATTCCAACGACGTTGAAACCCAAACTGGTAAACAATCACTTGGTCAAGATGATTCAGTATCACAGCTGTCTTCGTTAAATAGTAAGTTGGAACAATTAATATCTATCAATAGTCAATTGGCCAACATCAATAGTGATCAGCTACGTGTGCAAAAAGGATTTAGTTTTGGTGACATGTTTAAATCACCTGTATAATTTGGAAAAATAATGAGCTGGAAAAAATATTTTACGCCGATAAAAATAGAAAATCAAACAGGATCGATGAGTCCCATTGGGGGTGGCCGTCCGGGTCCGGCTCGTGCAAACTATTCTAGTTTTTTACCAGATGTTTATGCAGGAAGTCCCAATCGTGTTGAACGATATATGCAGTATGATACCATGGATATGGATTCAGAAGTCAATGCTGCCTTAGACATACTTGCAGAATTCTGCACACAAAAAGACAAAGAAAATGCCACACCGTTTCATTTTTACTTCAAAGGCAAACCCACTTCAACTGAAGTAAAATTACTAAAAGACAGTTTACAAAAGTGGACCAAGCAACAACAATTTGAAACAAGAATATTTAGAATTGTGCGCAACACCTTCAAGTACGGAGATTGTTTTTTCGTTAGAGATCCGCAAACACAAAAATGGTTGTTTGTAGATGCAGCCAAAGTTACAAAAATTATCGTCAATGAAAGTGAAGGCAAGATACCCGAACAATATGTGATCAAAGACATTAATTTCAATTTTAAAGAATTAATTGCAACCACTCCCCACAACACGACCAACACCGCACCCAGCGGTACAAGTAGCTATTCTAGTGGAGGTGGATTAGGGCGAGGAATGGTTGGCGCAGCAGCACAATCACCAGGCACTAGATTTCACAATCAAACCAATGAAGTTACAGTAGATGCCAAACACGTGGTACACATCACGCTCAGTGAAGGCTTGGACAACAACTACCCGTTTGGTAATTCATTACTAGAATCAGTTTTCAAAGTCTACAAGCAGAAAGAATTGTTAGAAGATGCGATTATTATCTATCGTATACAACGTGCGCCAGAAAGACGTATTTTCTATGTAGACGTTGGAAACATGCCAGCACACATGGCCATGAGTTTTGTTGAACGTGTTAAAAACGAAATACAACAAAGACGCATTCCTAGTTCTACAGGTGGCGGACAAAACATGGTTGATGCCAGTTACAATCCACTTAGTGCCAGTGAAGACTACTTTTTCCCGCAGACAGCAGAAGGTCGTGGTTCAAAAGTGGAAACACTACCAGGCGGAACTAATCTAGGAGAAATCACTGACCTGCGTTATTTTACCAACAAGTTATTTCGTGCTTTAAGAATTCCCAGTGCATATTTGCCCACAGCAGTTGATGAAGCGCCTAACAGCCTAGCAGATGGTAAAGTGGGTACAGCATATATTCAAGAACTGAGATTCAATGAATACTGTAAACGGCTGCAGGCCATGGTAGTAGAAACGTTTGATGTTGAATTCAAATATTGGATGAATAACAATGGTATCAACATTGATTCCAGTTTATTCGAATTAAAATTCAACGAACCGCAGAATTTTGCAGCCTATCGTCAGGCTGAACTAGATACCACTAGAGCAGCAATATTTTCGCAGGTTCAAGAAATGCCGCATCTCAGCAAGCGTTTTGCTCTTAAAAGATTCTTAGGACTATCAGAAGAAGAAATCAAAGAAAACGAACGCATGTGGAGAGAAGAAAACGGCGGCAATTTAAAACCAGCACCTGATGCTTCTAGTGAAATGCGTAGTATTGGCATTACGCCGGGTAGTCTAGGAGCAGAAACTGGCGCACAAGATCAAGAAGCTGATCCAGCTATGGCGGCAGCAGCTGAACAACAAGCCGCAGCACCAGAAGATCAGGCCGCCCCAGCACCCGCAGCAGTATAAAATATAAATACAATATGCTCCTATTAGAATTTTTATATTTCAACGACAACAACAATGATTTTGCAGTTGATCGTAGATACGACAGCGCCAGAGATTCTTCTGTGGTCAAAAAAAGTGACACAAGAAAGATTCGATTAACACTTAGACAAATAAATCAATTGCGTCAACAAAGTGAAGCACACGAATTTGAAGAACAGTCAGAACAAGAATTCATAAGACAAATGTATGGAACACCAGTTGAAGCAGCGCCAGCGGAATGATGTGGCTTTTGTACTAGGCAACGGCAAAAGCAGACTAAACGTAGATCCTAGAAACTTTCAAGAACGAGGCACCGTATACGGTTGCAACGCCCTGTATCGCGAATTTGCCCCAGATTATCTAGTGGCAGTCGATGTCAAGATGGTAAATGAAATCATAGCTTCTGGCTATCATAGAACACATCAAGTATGGACCAATTCCAACAAAGGTGTGTCATCCAAAGCAAATATCAATTTTTTTAGCCCGCATAAAGGCTGGA